AAATACTGCTGTGCTGTATAATCCGCATCCCATTTAATTCCATACATGCCCGCAGTGTCGTGCCCGCTTATTATATTATTAATAATAATCCATGTAGAACAATTCTTTATATATATGCCGTTGCCGCCGTTATCAGCAATAGTGCAGTTTATAATTTTTATCGTATCTGCGCCGTCTGCCCCAACAACTATACCTCGCGAAGTATTTCCAGATACGATACAACTATATAAGCTATGATAAATACTATATAGGCTTATCCCATGTGATCCATTGTCTTGGGATCGGCAATATAAAAATGTATTTACAGTCCCAGAACAAATTACCCCGCTGTCTGCATTGTCGTGAGAATATACATATTCAAAGCACCCTCTGTGACAATATGCCATCAGTCCATACGTTGTGCCCCGTCTACATACAATATTCGAGACACAGGGATATGCAGCCGTGCTACTAACTCGCAATGGAACCTCAGAAGCATCGTTACCATCAATGTCCAGCGACTTTATACTCCAATAATCTCCAGTGCATAATATTACGTAGGCAATCGCTCCACTACCGGTAATAATTGGCAATGTATCATCTAGACCTAAACACACACCTGTCGTTGCATCGACGCCCTCCAATACAACGCGTGTGGCTTCTCCGGCATCGCAAGCTAAGGTCAATACCCTATCTGTAGCAATATCACCTTGGACCTTGATCGTATCGCCGGCAATCGCCGACTGAATTACAGATAATATATGTGTTGCATCATTAGCAGCACCCTCTTTAACTGCACCGCCGACATAGGCAGATGCAGTCGGAACATCATTTATCCAAACGACAGGCAATGTAATTGAATTCGCATCTGATGAATCGATCCTGTAGCGACTCGTAACATATACGCTAGAAAACACCACATAAACAACCACACCACCCAGTTGAGTGGCAAAATTACCTGCCGAGGTCAATTTTACAAGACCGCCATTATTAGTCACAGTACAACCCGCAGCAGTATATATTGCCGCACCGCCAGCACCTTGAAAATTGGCAAAAGTATAAACCGGGCCACCGGGTTGAAAACCACCGCCATTGAGTTCACTGGCATTAGCACCACCCAATATAAATGTCATTGACGCCATTATAAGTCACCCTCAATAAAGTGAAGACTAAATTCATTTCGTAGTGAATCGGCTTGTGATCCAGCAGCATCCCATTCAGCATACCGTAGTTTAAAAGCTTGCACTTTTACAATGTCGGCCTCTGATTTTTCTTTTATTTGTATTAGCATAGCAAATGCTGATCTTCCAGATAATGATGTTACTGGGTTCTTTTCAGCTTTAAGTTCCTTAGCAGTTATACTATCAAAATCTTTTTTAAGTTTCTTAGCTATTAGTTCTTTTATACTATCTGAAGCATCACTGAATATACTGTTAGTTCCTAAATCTGGCATTAAATATCTCCTTCGTGGCTAGCCTTTTGGTCCTCGCGTGCATCACGATTAGGTTCACCATCTGTATCACTAACACCGCGACCAGTCATATTAGACTGGGCTGCTGCTATACGTGCAAGACGCTCTGCATGATCTTGTTTTGCTTTTTCTGAACTTCCAATTGGATAACCACGAGCATCTGATGCTGAGTCTAAATCAACAAGACCAGCTTCAAGGTCTTTAAGAATGATCATAGGATCAACATCTAAAATAGAAGCCGTATTAATTTCCTCATAGATTTTATTTAATTTTTCTTGTGTTATTTTATCACCAAGAACAATAGTGGCAATGCGTTTAATAATTTCACGTTTAAATGTTATACTTGGTGCATCATGGAGTAGTGCTTTAAGACGTTCAGCTTCTTGTTGTTTATCAGTATCAGATTTAATAGAGTAGCGTTTAGGGTATGCTATTGTTATTTCTATTTTATTACCTTCATACAAGTTCCATATTCTAGCCAACTGGCGTTCTGTAGCTTCGAGTTCTAAGCCTATATATGAGAGACCTGCTTCAAGACCTTGTTGGTCAGCTTCTTTACTTTCAGCTGATGCCATCTTAGGTTCAACATTTGTTAAGGCAAGGTGAACTAACTCCTTAATTTCCTTCTTTAGTATTTGTTGCTTCTCCATACTCGCCTTAAAAGGCTCAGGAGACGGATGTATGAATCCAGGTCTCTCGGCCCCTAACGGGTACTGGCGGCCATCAGCAGCACCAGTACTCACGCGTTTCTGACCAGCTACACTATTTTCTTCTGTGTTGTCATTATAAGCGTCATTTGTTCTGGAATATTGATTAACACGATAGTCTACCTGCTCGGTGTAAAATGGGAAATTACTTCTAATACCATAGGACATATCTGCTGATGCTAAATTAGCTAAAGCGACTTGATAATCAGCAACGTCCACCATCAAAGATTGTGTTAATTCAGCTATTACGAATGGTATCATAGGAAGATTTAATGTATAAGATTCTGTTGATTTATTATTATATTGATCTATCTGATCACCTTGTTCATTATAGAATTTTACTATTGTACCATCAGCTGTTGTTTCTAAATATCGATAACGCTCTATACCATCATTAGGTAAACCCTCAACAAAAGTATTTACATTTTCTCTGAGTAAAAGTTTCTTAAAATAAACACCATCAATATTATAACCATAATCCCAGCTTAAAATATTTTCTGCCTTAAAAATATAGTAATAAGGATGTCCGTTGTAAATCTTTGAATTGTTTGTAATTACAGGCATATCTACATAGATACCAACTTTACCTTTAACTAAAAGTTCTGGTAGGATTTGACGACCTATGTAAATATTCATGGTGCTACCAGCTAGGTCTACGCCTCCTTTAAGACCATGCATGACATCATTGTAAAATTCAGAACCGCCCACACGTGTGACGTCTGAGATCCGTTGAAAAATAGAATTTTTAACTTCATTAATAGCTTCTTTAGCAAAAGCTGGTGTGTAAGAATATTTCTTACGATTTATAAAATCATCAGTAGTTTCTCTAAGAGAAAATTGTTCTACATAATCTTCTACAAATTGATGACCTGCTGTATAAGCTGCATCATATTTTAACCAGAGGTCTGATGTATATTCTGGATGTCTTATATCTATTATTTTAACGGTCATAAAGGACTCCTGATGTTTCGATTAACACTTATTCTAGCTAGTATAAGAGCTATTTCTGCATAATTTAAAGCGTGTCCAAAGTGATCATCTGCTACATTTACATAGCGAGCTATTGGATTACCATGTCTGTCTATTTCAGGTTTACGCACTAGAGCTTTAATATTGCTTCTAAATTCAGTAGGTGTGTCTAGTGGTATTGTTATTGTTTTATTTGCAAAGCGACCTAATGAAAGATCCAACCAAGAGGTTCGATCAACAGTAACTTGCTGTTCCAATTCTTGACCGTCTTTGTCTCTTGTTTTATTAATTTGTTTACCAGTCACGGCGTTGCCATAAAAACAAAGCCAAATATAACCCCAGAATCTTTGTGCGAACTCATAGGCTTTACGGCGTTCAGGGTTGGCATCTATTACTATACCTACTGGTTTATACTTGTAAACTACGAGGTCAAGTTCTTCAAAATCGTGCACCTTATTGATCTCTAGCACCTTACAATGTGCATTCATATTGATGTCTGCTGTTTGTATATTGGGGAGAGTATATTCACTTACTACATAGTGCAGCCAGTTGCCAACATCTATACCTAAAGTAATGATTCCTTTACTTGGTGGTTCGCTGTTCTTATAATTACCTATGCAAGCTGATATGTCAGAGTCGTTTATACGGGCACCTTTTACTATGTGTGCAAGGCCAAGCTTTGAATTAAAGAACTCTTGTTCATAAGCTGCATTTGTTTGAGCCAATAAATAACTAGTGGCTAGTTCCCATGGTTTAATTGTTGGAGAGTACATTTGATTGATATGGTAACCATCATACTCTGCTTTTTTCTTTGGGACCCAATCACCCTTTGTGAGATATTCTTTAGAGTTTGATAATGTAGCTTTACATTCTGTGCACTTATAATAAGAAGACTTTAATTTTGGATCTGTTGGATCATCACTGGTTATTTCAATTGATTCTGGAAAGATGAACCTAATTTGACGACCACACGCAGGACAAGGGAAAAAGAACTCTTGTTGGGTTGATTGTTCGAAAAATTTATTGATGCCTGTTTCATCAATTGTAGGAGTACTTATTAACCATGTTTGTTTCTCGGTCTGACCAGATTGTCTTTCAAAAGCCAGTGGAATGTTATCTTGTGTCATTTCGTCAACTTCGTCGAAGACGAGAAAACCAGCTGGTACACTTTTAAGTCCAGAGCGGGATCTAGAACCACGGATATATAAGTTAGTGTTACCGGCACGTTTGTGTCCAACGTTCTTGACATCAGAAAATAAGTTTTGGAGGTAAGGTGATAGCTCCAAGGCTGGGTCAAACCTGGATGCGGAAAAGTCACTAGCATCTGGATTTTTAGCTGGTAATACGTAAAGAGTAGAAATGCCACGAATATCTAATTTATAAAATGTACGATTAAGGGCTACCTCGGTGAATCCCATTTGAGCAGCTTTTTGACCAACACAAGTTTCTGTGTCAGAATCTGTCATTTTTTTAAGCCAAGGGTGATGGTCAAAAGTCCAGGGACCTGGAAATGGATTACCCATTATCCTACATTTTTCTGCCCAACGTGAACATTTTTCTAATGTTTTACGTTCGAGTCCAATATTTATTGTCTTAAAAAGTTGGGCTTTTAAATCATGCATCTTTTGTTAATATTTCTAAAAGATCTTCTGATATGTTTTCAACGGCTTTTGGGTCATCCACGTGTTTGTTTATGATACCTATAATTTCGAGGCCAAGTTGGACGACCTGTGTTTTATCTAGGAACTGGCCGGTTAGTTTATCAATTCTTTGGCAACTGGAAACTAGCTTTTCAATCTTAATAGCTAGGTCACTAATGGTATGGGTCTGTGTAAGCAAGTCTAATGGTGTTTGTATTAAATTGAGTCGTTCCTCCATAAGGATTCTAAGAATCCCTATTTCATCTTTTAGATTTTTAAGATTATCATTCTCAGCAAATTCTGACATTCTCGCTTGATATTTCGCCAAACGATAGTTACTAAGACTCTTTTTTTCCAATGATTTTTGTTGGTTTTGTCCGCCACAAGCAGAACAGAAATCAACTTTATCCATAGCTTCATTAGGGCAACGGCTACCGCCTTTAATGCCTTTACAAGGGTTGGTATGTGCTTTAGATGTCGGGTGTAACATTGTAGACCTTTCAAAAGTTATATATAGGTATATCGTCATTTAGGTTAAATAAATCAATTGGGCCAATTTTCGAGCTACTAGTGCTTAAGTGCTTAAGTGCTTAAGTGCTTAAGTGCTTAAGTGCTTAAGTGCTTAAGTGCTTAAGTGCTTAAGTGCTTAGTTCCTAGTTCCTAGTTCCTAGTTCCTTAACAGGCCTAGTGCTTAAGTGCCTAAGTGCTTAAGTTCCTTAACAGGTTGATTTGTTAAATCTTGAAAATTAAAATTTTGAAAATCAAAATACCTAAAATCAAAATTTTGAGATTCTCTTAGTCGGTCCCGCAGGGGGTATGATTTAATATTGGGGACGGTTTGATTTAATAATTTTACCCCACCATGTCCCTATTTTATATCCGGGACACAACAACTAACCGTCCCTACTATAACCTGTTAAGGAACGGGATTCACTGAATCGTAACCCACTACTATATCTAGAGTTATGTTAATATCTCTAGGATTCAATAGGGTACACACTAATTAAAAAAGAATTCCGCCTGTCACCCCTTAACTGTAACTCGTTTGTTGACAGTAGTTTATAACTATTTAATATTTTAATTAAATAAATTTATGGTACAAGGCTATTACGCCGATATAATAAGAGACAGGCCATAAGATAGTTGGTAAGGTAGGCAACCGCGTGGCGGTTGACCTTGTGTTCGGAATTGTAAAACGAACACGACGTGAGAGCCTAGCGATAGGACAAACGGACCGAATGTGGACAACCCAAAGCGTAGTACGTGGATTACGCCGCGAGGTCCACAAGGGTAAAGCGGATAACAACCGCCATATAACCCGTAGTATGCTGCAAGATAAAGCTAGTTACTTTATCGTATGGGCGGATACAAAAAGGTGTTGAGGTCTGGACAACAAACAGACCAACACACAACCGGACAGTATCAGCAGGCCAACAGGCCACCATCGAAGTAAGCAGGGCATACTACATATAGCCGATAGGTTTTGCGGTTGGTTGTAATGGTGAATAGAATGTTGACAACAATTGCAGAAGCTAACAGGTTTGTAGCAAAAAAAAGATTCCCGAAAACATATAAAGCGAAACCAAGAAAAAAAGATTCTTGGTTGCATTATCGCAAAGACAACAATTCTATAACCGGGTGTGCAAAACTCATGCCACAACCCCGCGTTTTTCAGAATATCAAACACGTCTAACTATTAGGACAACCAACTGCAAAGCCTATCGTATTCACTAGCTAGTGAAACCCCTTAAGTGTCCCAGGTTAAACCCTGGGTACACCTATCGAAGTCACTAGCCTAGGGTAAACCCTTGGTAGACCAAGGGTAACCCTGGGTTTGATCGAGTGAATCTAGGCTGTATAGCCTATCGGAACCGGTGACGGGTTGGGTGCTGTGGCCCACAGGAAAGGTGGGTCCACATGCGTTTCAACAGGAGTCATTTTGAGGCTCTACCTCAAAAAAGTTTAGTCAATAACCATAAACTGATATGGTTACAAACAAACATGAACCTTTGGTCATACATCAAAGGTGTCATTGATGTTAGTGAGAAAGTAGTACAATACGGATTTGTCTACAGCGTATATCATGAAAACCCCGTACCTAATTTTGCTTTCATTGCCGATGATGTAGCCTATAACTTTGCCCTAGATGGCAAAGTAATTATTATTGGTGATGAAGAAAAGATCAGAGCAGGTACTCTTATGTTTGATAGTTTGATCTAATAAGTTAGTGGGCCACAACATCCGACCCGTCACTAATTTAAAATATTTTTGGTATTTTAGATATTTTAGGTATTTTAGTGCTCTGTTTCTTAACAGGTTACAAAAAAACATTCGATCTATTGTAAAAGCCGCCAGTATGGCTGCCTTTGCAAACGCCATAACTTGCGAGGGACCGAAAATTTCCTGCTGTTTGGCACGAGATCTACTCAATCGAATTAACCTACCAGGGTGAACCCACCACCCTCTTTCCTTCCTTTCCTGGGGAGGCCAAAATGCCTAAAATGGCCGTTTTGGAAAATGGCTGTTTTAGGTGGCCTCCCCACCTGCCTTTATGTGGGACACCCAACCCGTCGCCTCTCCAGAACCGGAGGTCCAAATGGGTTATTCAAACATGATATCTGATAAGTGTGACCATTATACGGCCTACATATTTGGTCAGATATTTAATGGTAGACTAAGTTACTTGAAGCTAGAAATAGATGGGGAAGTAATCTCAGAAGCTGGTAAATGGCAAAATGTTACCGAAAAGGTACATTGCACATCCCTAATGAATGGCCATAATTCAAAAGTGACAGCGTATGCCCAATACTATACGCTGTTGAAAGACTTAATGTAACTAACAGGAGAGGCGATACCCACTCAACCCGTCACCTACTTTCCTTGCTCTACAGGAGACTATCATGAGTAAGGAAATCACATTAGAGGATCTATCAGTTGAAGAATTTAACCAACAGCAAGAGCTAATGGGTAAATCTCTTCACCTCATACCGAGTGAGTTTACCACAGTGGAGATTGATTCAATCAATTTCCATGCTGAGTGGCAACCAAGGTTCAAAACAGACCCTACAAGGCTATTCAACGGAATCTGCCTTGAAGGTCTGGCGACACCTCCCAAGGTGTTTCTAGATGAGTCTGGTGCATACCATGCCCTCGATGGCAGACATCGGTGGGCATCCCTCCAGAAGATCAAGACTGAGTGTCCACTGGTGTGGAAAAAGCACCAGTTCGATGCTGGGATACCTGTTCAGCTGTTCCAGAACTTGAATCCCACACAGATCTTGAATCTTCGAACCGATGAGGGTCGTGGGCAAGAACCCCTCCAAGGTAAGGCAGAGTGCTGGCGAGCACTTGAACCTCATTACTCTGTTGGTAAGAGTGATAAGCAGATTGAAACTGAGTATTGGAAGATACTCATAGATACCTGCTGCTCAGTTGCCAAGCGTAATGATGTGTTGCAAATGTTCGCCAAGGCTACTGACCCGCGAGCATTTGTGGTGGCTATCCACAATGCAACATATATTCATCAGCAACGCTTTCGGTCTCTGTTCAAAAATCCTAACATCGTTAGAGATCAATGGACAAAGGGCGAACTCGGTGTTGCTGATGAGGCTGGTGTGGCCAGTCTCAAGTTGACCGATGCAGATTTAAGAAATCTAGCTAAAGCTCACTCAGGTGACTTAGCAGAAGATGAGGCTGCTGGTACAAAACACAACTATGGTCTGGATAAGCCAGGACCAGGTGTGCAGGCAATGTTGTCAAAGATATTAGCTGATAAAGCTAATGGTTCTAAAGCAACGAAACCTACCAGGATGTCAACAGCGGACGTTGAAGCACATGCTTCTAGTGGAAGCTCAAGAGCTGAGAAAATCATCTTTGCCGCTATGAATGGTAAAGAGGCCTCACAAGCTCAATTACCCATCATACTTAAGGCCATCGCGAAGTATGAGAAAGCAGATGAGATCGACACCATGTTAGTTCAAGGTGTCCTTAATGCTGTTCTCAAGATGGGTAAGAAAACAGAGGAATCTGTACGGATGCAGGTTCTTAATGCAATTGTTGGGCACCAAAAAGAATCAAAAAGTGCCACTAAAATCAGAACAAAGTAACTTAGAGGAAAGTAGGTGACGGTGTGTTTTGGGAAATTGTATTTGGTGCTATAGCTGTGTGGTTCATTATTTGGTTAATCGAACGACACTAAAATGCCCTGTTAAGGCTTTGCCTTAGCAGGGCTTTTTTTGATTTATAAAATCTTGATTTATCTCCCTGTTAAGATATGTTCTAAAGTATCTTAACAGGGATTTTTTTGATTCTTGGACAGGCCTACACCTCAAAGTCTCGGGCCTGTCAAGGTGACTGCCGGAAGTCGAATCCGAATCCATGGAATCACAATCCATTGCTTTACCTATTAAGCTACAGTCACAAAGCCTCGGGCAGGATTCGAACCCACGAGGCATTCTATAGCGTATCAATAATGTGCGTCTACCGCCACCGAGGCACAAAGCATCTTACGCTTAACTTTTCGCCCAAGTACACCAAATCAATTCTAAGGCCATCTAAGGCCAATGGGGGTAAGTATACCAATATAACATTAAAAGGCAACACACGGGAAGCCAGACACCTTTAAAGGCACCTGAGCACCCTTAAGGGGCACCCTTAAGGGGCACCCTTTAAATGTGGGGACACATCATACAATTAGTTGTAAGGTCATAAGCTCTTTGTTTGCAAAGGGTTACAACCGAGATCACATTTGTAAGGCAACTGGCCGGTCCAAAATGGTAACTCGTTAACCTGTAACGAGTTAACCCCTTAACCGGGAGGAAGCTTACGTATTTACTATTTTTTTAACCTAAAGTAACTAGTAAAAAAAAGATAGTAAAAAGTGCTATAGGAGTTATAGTTTTTCCCGTATTGTATGGTTATTAACCTAACCCGTTGCGGGGCAACGGGTTAATCCTTACTGTCCCCTACAACTTGCCCAATTTCCGTGCGGATAAGTTTTAAAATAGGCTCAAAAGACTCCGTCCTATGGAGATTACCTCGGTAGCCACGTAACTCAAGGCCGGTACACCCAGCCACTAACTTATAACCAAGACCATTACATGCTAATTTAAGAGCTTTAATAATTTCTTTGTGCACTAGTTAACTCTCTAAAAATGGGGTCTGTATTCATCTTAGCAAGTCGATTTAACCGATCAAGGTCCCAAGCATTTGGGTTGCTAACCCTTTTCCATAGTGCAGCATACTCAGCATGTAAATTCTGTTGCCAGACAACAGAAGTCACACCAGCATGAATCGCTACACGCGGCGTCTTACCCCAGGCAATCTGATGAATAACCTGTAAAGCACGGTGACCTACTGGCAATCCTAAAAGCCACCCATAAACGGTGCTCTGTACTGCCCACGGGGAATCTGTCTCAAACGAAACAGATGCCTTGTGACCATAGTGATCAACTGGAAAAATAGACTTATGGTGCAGACGTCCTGGGTAAACGTCAACATACCCCGCCTTAGGCGAAGCTTTAGAATAAAATCCATTAACCTTCCAATCTAAGATAATCTGTAGGTCACCGCTACAAAAGAGTAGATCAGGAATACCACAAATGGGAACGTCTTCGACGATCCTAATGACACGTTCTTCCATTTGTATTGTCGAAGACACACCCAGCAAAACCATTAAATCCTGGAGGGCACCACTTGATTTATAAAAATTAAAGACCGTAAGACCATCAACACGTGCTAAGGCACGATTTTGTGGTTCTACCTGTGCTTTAAACAAACGTTCAAACTCAAAAGCGGGAAACCCGAACGCTTTTCCAATATAAGATTTAACATAAGCATCAAAAGCAGAACCAACAGCCATTGGTACTGTTTGTGCCAACCTAGGTGGTCGCTCAATAGCCATATATTTCTCAAAAAAAGCATCTTCATCCTGACGATATGTCGCTATACTCGACGGGGAAAGATATTCCATTATTACCTCTATTCTTCAGTTCGGTATTTATTTCGTTGATAGTAAATTTTTCATAATTTTCCAAACCATTGAATAAAGCATTTATAATAACCTGATACTCTTCATTACTGAGGGCGTTTAATTTAAATTCACCTTTTAAGGTGCCAGAATCAATCGTAACTAATACACTACCAGACTCCAAAGCTTTTAAAGACTTAATCAAACCCATGTGCCGCTCATAAAGTAAATCTAACATTAGTACTCCTTAACGATAGTATTGTGCCGATTGAGGGATGCCATCAGCTGAAAGCCCCCAATACTTAAAAGTAACACTCTCACCACATTGAAACATTTTATTGTAAATTCCCGGCTGTACATCAGAACCACAATCACAAAACCTAAAAGCTGACCCACCTTCAAAAGTAACTAAAATTCGTTCTGAGTCAGTAAAACCTCCTATTCTAAGTATATGACTGTTCCATAGTACTAAAAGGGAACCCATCAAACCTTCAAATTTACCTTCACCCCAAGTATAACCAACAATAAGACCCTCAGCATCATTAAACAACTTATGCTTAAGCAAAGTGTTCACCCTTAAAGGCTGCCAGAGACTATACTTAGAGCGATACATTATACCCTCTTCATCAGGGATATCATCTAAACAGGGTGCGGGCAGTTCACTTTGTGGTAACAACCTTCCGTAGGTACCTAAATCAAGCTCACGCAAAAATTCTAGGGCACTAAAAAAGTGTGTGGTTCGCGGTAAAGTATTACCATTATACTTTATATCCTTAAAAGTAGTTTTCCAATTAGGATTCCTTAAATCGCCATCCATAAATACTGACCCAAGCGGTGGGGAATCAAAGACCCAAAAAAGCACCCCGCCCCAACGATCATCAGCGACCCGTCGTGATACTATAGAACGTAGTTCGGCACGTGACGATTTCCCCAGGTATAGTTCACCATCCAAAGGCCATGGTGGCAAGGTATCTAGCCACCAGTCGGGAGCAAAAATAACCTTCCCATATCTGCTATAAAGACCGGTCGCCACACCGCCAGATTTAAGTGTGTTGCACCACGCCACATCCTTTGCAGGTTGTCCACGTGATATGCCACCATCCCAAAAAGCACGCTGACCATCTATTTTAATACTCCAGAGGTAAGAATCTAAGTGGTGATCTTTGAAATCCTTTGCTAGCATGAGAAATTCTCTGTTCATGATGACTCCTTTAAAATACTTTTAACCTCGCGATTGGATTTAATAATAGCACAATCACTAAGTCTTAAAAGTGTATCTTCTAATTTCAAGTAATAAACATCATTACCACTTATGAAAAAAGTACCCTGTTTAAGTTGTGAAGAGTCCATATAATGGATAAATTTAACTTTTCTCACAACAGCTTCACTATAAAAATTAACTTTTATACCATCTGAGTTAACAGCTAGATCACCATTATATTTAATGAAAGTGCTAAAGCCAAATTTAAACACATCCCCGCCAGTTAAGTCACCAAACACAAGTCTAAAAGGATTATTAATTAAAGTAACATCATCATCAACAAGAAAAATCGCAAGTGCACCATCACCCAAATTAATAGCACCATACTTACCTTTAAAATACGTTGTACGCCTACACTCAAACATATTACCAGGCTCTAAATCTTTATATTTCATGGCAATTCCTTTAGTGTTACATTTTTAATAATTTTACTTGTTAAGGCACCATCACTAAGGCTTAAACATACATCGTCAAGTTTGAGATAAGTATCAGTTCCAGCTTTAAAAAATCGACCCTGTTTAATATCAGAGGAATCACAACGGTCAGAAAAACACAAAGTGATTTTTATTACAGGTGCACTTTCAGTTATAAACCCTCCACCAGCCCCAGAGTAAGCAAAACCATCCAAACCTTTAATATACTGAGTACCTCGAAATTCAAACGCGTCCCCACCATTCAAGGAACCAAATGTAGTTATAAAAGGATTTTCTATTGGAGTTACATCACCACTCGGAGGTATAATAAAAACATCAACCAGTGAAAAGGCACCACTCACAGTTTTAAGGCACTTTACACCTTTAAACATAAACATAGCCCCAATCTTTATGTCACTATATTTCATAATTCATCCTTTAAATAACCCGTAAGTTGTCTCTTGTTATTTTTCCACTTAACTAATCTCAAAAGCAATCCACAATTAGGACATTCTTTAAACACATTGTCTTTATCCACAATTGTAGTCTCCTTACCACAGTTAGGACAAAATACTTTCATTTAAATCTCCTTTTAATAAGTTCAATTGCGTGATGGTATTGACTATCCTTATTATATTTAGCATTTACAGCCTTAGTAAAATTTGTTAAATCACTAATAGAACAACCAGCCTTAATTTTTATACCTCCACCCTTAACACGATAAACATAAATCACTCTACCACACACACCAAGAGGCCCAATAAAGAGATAATCATTTTTAGTTTTAATTCTAGCCTCATTACCTATCCTACTACCCCCTAATATTTGAGCATAAATAATGGCTTTAGCACCAATAATAACACTCCTACCTATGAGAACACCTTGTTTAATTTTAGTGGAATGATCTATTTCAGTATCAGATCCAATATGGACATTCTTTTCAAGGGTAACATTATCCCAAAGAGCAACCTGATCACCAATAAAAACACCCTGTTGCAATCTGACTTTCCTACTAATGAAGACTTCTTCACCAATAATAACATCATCATCAATAATAGCACCATCCAGAATGCAAGTTACCTTACCAATAGTAACATAGTCACCAATAGTAACACCCCTACCAATAGTAGCACCTTTGCCAATAGTAGCACCTTTGCCAATAGTAGCACTTTTACTAATCATGGTACTAAACACCCTCCTTCTGGCCATACAGACCATGGCCTGTTAAAAAGCGTACCTTTAGTGTACGTAACACTTGAGTCTCTGTATAAAACATTGTGACCATCATTGTGTACTCTTTGTGATTGTAAATAAGCTAGCGGCATACGTCCCCAAACTATGTTATGATCCCCTGGGCAACACCTAAGACCATTATAAGGCTCTAGCTTATCAAAATTTGTAAACAAAAAATTAGCATGTGATCTATTAAAACATTTAGATTCAACACTAAGTTCTTTGAAAATATAACCTCTGTAGCTAGTTCTCAAACTAGTCTTACATATTTTGAATCCACTATTTGTTCTTGCATGCCGTAGGCAGGGCACTAGTATCGACACCCCCAGACCTACTATCCCCATCACTAGTACTAGTTCCAACAAAGTAAAGGCACTTTTTCGCTCTTGTGTATGCCACATATTTAATGTTTTCTTCCTGGGGGCCACCCAAAGGATGCGGCATGAGGTCAGGCCGCAAAATCCAAACCACATTACACTCTAAACCCTTAGCCTTGTGCACCGTGCTAAAAGTGATAGTAAGATCATCCGATGTATCACTAAACAAATCTTCAATCCTAGCGTAGATAGCATCAAGTGTATCGCAACCTTCAGCTAATACTTTGACAGTTTCGATTTTATCATTGAGAACAAGTGCCTTTTCGGGATCACGTGGTAAGGTAATGTTATCTAAGCAAGTAAGTAAACACTCAATATCAGAAGAATTTAAATCCTTTATAAAAGCACTAAGACCATCACCTATATCACGCCCTCGAACCTTAGCGGGGACCCCTAATCTTATCTGATCTAGGCAAGCTCCAATTAAAGGTGCTGTTGTACGACATAGGACAAACTCCCCTACTTTTGGGTCAAAAGGTCGAGTCTCTATAGTACCTTCTTCCTGAGACTCAAAAGGCTCTATCTCAGGTACAAACTGCTTAACGTACTCTACGATAGATTTAGGACATCTATAACATATACTTAAGGGTAGCTTAGTAGCCTTAAAAATGCGTTCTGCGGACTCCATAGCCTTAGTGTCGGCTCCCCGGAAAGCATAGATAGCCTGCTTAGTATCACCAACAAGGATGCAGCGACCACCTAATCTATATACAAAATCTATTTGTACCGGCGATAAATCCTGTGATTCATCAACGAAAACAAAATCATACTGTGGGAAAGTTAGACTTTTATATATAGGCTGCCAAACCATATCATCGAAATCTATAGTTTGCTTTTTTAACAGTGCATCCCAAAGTGGGCGTCCGTGTGACCAATCATCACACTTAATATTGTATGCATCAGCAATTTCTTCAGGATCACGCCACGCAAGATATCCTAAACTCTTCATTAAAGAGATCATTTTAATATAAGCATTAACATTCTTTTTAATACCTAAATCATAATAGAGTGTAGTGAACACTTTATTTTGTTTAACAAAGACTTTTCTTTCATTACGGATAATCTGCAAACCTAAACTGTGTATTGTTCTAGCTTCTGCTCCTAATGGTACTATATCAGCTAGATTATCAGCAATATGTTTGTTGAACGCTATGAAAATACACCTAGCACTACTAGGGACGTAATTCATAGCATCAAGTATGGTGGTAGTCTTACCACTACCAGCGACAGCTTCAATAATGGCGTTGCCGGTGCTGTTTTTAACAAAATCATAAATTGCTAGTTGATACTTGCTTGGCTTCATTTTATCTCCATAGTTGTATATGTTGACCCATTAAATTCTCTAGTGACCATTGCAAATTTAAGGTGCGGGAACATCATAGTCAACCAATTCAGTAGAGCAACATTGCTTCTGCAACGTCCGCGAACGTGTTTCATTAACTTAACTAGTACCTTCATTTGTTCAACATTGATCTCGCCAAAAGCATCATTAAACTCTATTGGGTTTTCAACCTTAATCATACTTTAAACCCTTTCTCTCTAGCTATTGCTTTAAGAGACTCTAAAAAAGTTCTCTTTAAATCACACATTACCTTCAGAACCAATATGTCAGTTGCATTCGTAGCAATTGGTTCAAACTCATCCCACATCTCATTAAGCTTGTCATTGAGCTTATTTATTAATACTAATTTTCCAATGGTTGGATCATAATTAACACCCTTCAATGTTGTTAATAACTTCTTGAATCATTGCACCAGCATGAAAAAGTAACCTATCACCTTGCTCAAGCGATTTTAGTATTGATCTCAAGTTCTCAAGATCAGTTGCACGTTTATAAGTAAAGCCTGTGACATTAACTTCACTGCCGCAGTGTATGCAAACTGGTTTAACTACAACAGAATTACGATCACATTTTTTACAATAGTAACTGTTCATCCTTGCCATCCAAATCCTATAGCTAGTGTTTCGGCCATATCAAGTACAAAGTTATTTGTAATTGTCCATTTACCTCTGAATTTGATTCGATGAATCCCATCAAACCTATCAAAAAGAATAGGACCTTCCGGGGTAAAGAAGTAATCAAACTTCCATTCTTTATTTTTTACTAACCAGTGTTTGAAAAAGTCTTTAGCGGCTCGTGGACAGAAGCAAGTCATTCTAACTGGTTGCATAATATTTCCTTTTTAAGAAAATTGGCTCACGTATATTAAATCTTCATAATATTTATAAAGATGGTACCAATCTTGCGTAAAGCTATTGGCTACACGATCACCATAAATAATTTCAGTGGCACCAACCTGTATAATACCCCGCAAACAATCAGGGCAAGGTGGTCCTGTGACATAGAATATTGATTTCTTAAGCGATATACCTATTCTAGCAGCATTATAAATAGCATTACGCTCTGCATGCTCCATGTGTAAGTATTTTTCTGGTCTGGTTTGTGGTATCTTTGAATCTAGTGCACCACGTACAGGGCCATTATAACCTATACTTAGAACTTCACTTTCCTCACCAATAACTACACACCCATGATGCGTACTTTCGTCTTTTGAAAGCTCGGCTATTTTAAAAGCCAGTTCCATGTAAATTTTATCCTTCTGCATATCGCTCATGCCATGCTCTCCTTGATACCTCGATAATTGCGTTTGGGTATTTTTCACAAGCTGCTAGATATTTTTTCAACCAAGGTAAGAAATCATTATAGCTTCCCCAACCATTGTCTGGATTGAAACTTATGTAGTACTTTGGATCAGCTTCCATTGCCTGAATACCGGCTTTTAAAGGACCAATGATTTGGCTGGCTTTGGTAATGTCTAGTTCTTCAGGTCGCCAGATGATTTTATAAATCTTGGCTTCATCTGCCATGGGTGTTAAGTTGTGTGTCAGACCAGAATCAAAGACCTTATCAGATCGTCCGCAACACTCACAAAAATTGTCTTTCAAGTGCACATTTAAACCCATTAGTCTACCCTCACAATCTTGTCATTCTTCATGTGTACAGTAGCATACCAAGATCTTTTTTCATTAGTAACATTAAAATAACCATTAGCATTATACTCTGGACCAAAGAAACTAGTTTCTTGAAACTTTAGTTTTTGTCCAAGGGCTGCTTTTAGGTCTTTTTTGTATTGGTACTGTACTATAATCACAATATTTTCTCCTTATAATTGTTTTGATTCGATGGATCCACTGATGTGTGTATAGTAATAACTCACCTATTTGACGATCATTATACCCTTGTAAACTCATTAATAAAACAGTAAATTCTATTGGATTTAAATGCAACTGATTGATTGTTTCAATTATTTCTAAGTAACTTTTATCTTTGTAATATGGTTCAATATTTTTTGTTGGTCTATAATTAAAGTCACCATTAGTTAATTTCTTTTTTAATGTGTTAGGTGCTAAGGGTATTGTTCTATCAAATGCCCAATAATTAACACAAACACGTCTTATAATGTAAACTAAATATGCTTTTCTTTTTTGATCTGTAAAATCTATTAATTCATCTATATTTTCACATAATGCTAATAATGACTCTGACTCTAAATCTTGTTTATTATATGGATATTTGTCAGCAAATCTTTTACTCAACATTATAACAAATGGTTTATATTCTTCTATTAACTCATTTTTTGATCTCATAAATCACTGGCTCCTTCCACTGTTAAATCAAATCAAGGTCGACATGACCTTTCGCTCCGTGCATCTTTATATTACAGGATAACCGACCGACACTCAAGACAATTATCGGGCCGACCAGATAATAAGGTTCACGCGTGTTCTATTTTATAGGTAATTCCAGAATACTATTAAATCAAATCAAAAATTAGGATTTTGATTTCAGGCATCAAATTCTTATAATCATATACTTTACCCTTGGGGTCAAAGATTTTATCTCCATGATAAGCTACAGCATGATCTTTTAAAATTAGAACACCTGTCTCTGAACACGGGAAATCTTCTTGCTCAAAATAAATAAGATGTTCATCATCGTGGCCTAAAACGATGTTTCTATAAATAGGTACACACATCTTACAATGAGCATACGCTACAATCATACACTCTTGTAGGTGCCAACCTCTATAACACTTAGGATTGGGTAGATCAGGCCAAGCTATATTATAACCTTGTTTACCGAGTAATTGGATAAAGTCATTAGGCTCCACATCACAAGCCATAGCAAAGGCGTATGGTAGACAATCATTGTTGTTGGATTTCTGTAATCTCATTTAGAGTCTCCTTACCATCGTATTTCCCATTGTGACCAGTCATAAGGATTTGGTGGTCCCTTATATTCATTAAACACAACGTCAAAGCCATCTTGTTGTAGCTGTTGGACAACTGCCTGTTCTAGTTCTTTAGATGGGGGTTGATCTAATCCGCGAAATGGGCCATAGTAACAACGTCGTCCTTTTTCTGCATAAGTTTTGATCTTATCATAGATAGATTTAAGAATAGGATTTATCAGTGACCTTGATAAAGTACTTCTGGTTATTCTTCTGGCTTCTTCAGCATTCATTTTGCTTTACCCAGTATTAGTTTAGTTGATTGTTGAATCTCAGTGAGCAGAGTTTCGAAATCAAAACTATTATCTGTCGATAGCATATCTATCGTTTCATTTATAACATGCAGTCGTAATGTTGGTGACATTTTAGCATAAGGTACGCAATGTAAGGCTCGCAGTGCATTGTATATTTTCTGGTCTGGAATAGTGCATGTGATTTTCAAACATGCATCAATGGTACAGATAGAAAAAGACTGATTGTCAAACATCTGTTTGATAGCAACTGTAACAGCTTCTCGTTCAAAATTATTCATAACTCACTTTTCAAGCAAAACTGAGATCATTTGGGTTTGTTGCCGCTGCTGTATATTCATTGAAGCGGTGCCACTCACCAGCACAATTATAAACGACAAAAATCCATTTGTCGTTCCAGCTTTTTATCCTTCCTCGTTCTGGTTCTCCAACACAAGGATGATAGTTAACCCAGCGACCTATATCATCTGCTGTTAGTTCTTGTATTTTTAGTTTATTGTCTTTAATTAACTTCCGCAATCCGTTTGCCATTTCACTCGCCGCCTTTCAATTTTCGTATCGCCATCTCCATAGACATAATGACAAAACCGCCCAAATTGCCCAACCAAACCCATATTCAAAATTAGTTGCAATGCCAACCTTTGCACTAATACCAGCTAGGCCTAATACCACAATAGCACCTGCAATGTTATATGTTTTCATGTATCTGTCCTGCTTCCTATAGGCGGCTAATTCCGCTGCTTCAGCCACCACCACAACACCAATCCTAAAATCCACTTATGCATAACGTTCACCTACTTTCTGCCCTACGGGGCAATTCGTTCTTCGAGTTCTTCTAACCAAAACATTTCAATCACCGCCTTTTGCTGAATATCTACCTTTCGCCAACGCCCACCATGCATCCCACGCCATAAGAAAAGTAATTACACTGAATCCAATTAATATTAGACATATTAGAATTTGTGCTATCTTGAAAGATAAATTTATATCAACAATGTGTAACATAGGTACAATACCATACCGATTGCAGAAGATAAACAGGGAACACAGGGCCGTCGATATAAGTGCATTGCATAATGTTTGTATTCGTTTAGTCATACTTTGTCTCCTTAACTACAACCTTGCATCACTGGGAATTTTCATTGTTTCTTATCGCTTCACCAAGTTGTGCATTTAATGCTATGACATCAGGTTCTGTACAGAAAGCATAACTAAGGGCACTGGATGCGGTAGAACCAACACCTAAAACCCGCTCTGTACCTAATTTAGGTCGCCGTCGCACTACAATATATTCCTGGCCATGCTCTCTACCGTCAAACGTATCCCGCAGTATAAGCTCACAACGAAAGTCATCCAATTTTTGCAGTCGTAGCACGATTAATTTATTTGTTAAATCTTCAACCGTATTGTATTCTGTGGTTACTGTTTTGCTCACCAGTTTCCTTTCACTGCTTAGAGGCATATGTCACAAATTAAATTAGTCACCTTTCTGACAGCAGCCCTACCACAAACACACTGTATCCATGTAAAGCCAGGCAAGATGCCTGAATAATCATAATACAGTATCTTATCGCAAACGCACGTGACCTCACAATCAAGAGGCCGTGCGGTTTTACGGATGATCGAACCACCGCATGACGGACAGAACTGAAAATTATTTGCCGTTACACTGAATTTTGTGTCACAGCAGCCGGGCCGCCAATACACTCCATACGTCCAATCAGGATTGTTAATTCTTTGCCAGACGCAAAAACGTGCATCCATCATTTTGCCACCTTAGATTCAGCCATGTCTTTAGTTTTCTGCCATCTTTCAGCAAACGCCAATCGCCATATATTGATAGCTCCCAATCCGACACATAAACCAATTGCGAGTAGTGATACACCCTTCAAAACTGACTCTTTCACAAAATAGCCACCGAGAAATATCTCAGACGCTGACACAAATGAGAATAGAGTCGCAAAATTATTAATTGTATCTTGTAACCCATCAATTACCGCCTTATTCCTTATCAAAAGGTAATGATCTACATTGAAAACCAGCTGCGGATTTATGGCCACCACCACCCCTATTCTTAGCTATAAAAGCAACATCAATTTTATTAGATCGTAAACTAACTGTCCAATTAGAGCCATCATTATAATAAAAAATCACAATATCATAATTATCAATACGACCCTCTATCCGATTACTACTAATCATAGGACGATTTACTGCCCAACAGTTATTACCCTCAAAAACACAATCAAACCCTATTTTATTTAAGAGTTTGTCTTCCTGTGCCTTATATTGCTCTATAATTTTTCCTTGTTCTACTAGTTCATCAATATTGATTTGATACATATACTTTAACCAAAACTCAGATGTTGGTGATGTATCATACAATTGACTACCGGCGAAAAAATATTTAGTTTCATCACCAAAATCCCATTTCCATATATCACGATCTGCTACTAAGTTTATTGATTTAGGTACTACTTTATTGGGATAAATATACCTCCATGTTAAGATACAAGCTGCATCTTCTATTGATCTTACTCCATCAATTTCTTTGGGGAAACCAACATATTTTTCAAGAGCCGTTTTATGGTGATCAATCCAAACAACGTTTGTTGTTATTTCCAAGAGTTTTAACATTTCTGATGGTTCGATAGAGTAATCTACGATCCATATTTTTTCGTTTGGTTCTATGGCTTCAAATGGAAATGGTGTTCCATAATTGATCTCTCGCATCTCACATTCATGGTACTGGTCATAGACACAAAATCCAGATGCTTGTCCATCTAGATCATCATGGTGAAAACACTTCATAATATATTCTCCAATTTTCTTACGATAGCCTCAGCTTCATCACTAATTTCAAGGGATGTTATGTATCTGCGTTGTGCTAATGTACATAATCTCGCTAATAGTAAATGTGTGGCCTCATGTTTTGCTATTAATTTTGGATCTCTATGATCGTTATACACAGAAGAAAAATAAACTGAAGCACATTTGCCAGATTCATCAATATGAATCTCAGCATAATTATCTTCTAATGGTTCAAAATTAAAATCTATACAATATTCTTGTAAACCTAGTTTATTTGCTAATTCTTTAAATGTCTTTTTAAATAATACAAAGTCTTTTTTAGGTACTTTCTTCATTTAGAACCTTAGTTTCAAGTTGTTCAGCGGTAATTTCAATGGTAGCATTAGCTACATTACGCAGTTCATTACAAACACCACACGCAATAATCATAACTTTTTTATCTAATTCTTTAAGGTAAGTTACCAATGGAACAAGATCTCTACTAGCTGAACCTAGGATAACCTGATCCAATGCATCAAGATTACGAATAATATCCACTGCAATATTAACACCTAAAGTTGTGTTTCTATTCCTAGTAGTGTGTATAAACTTTGTTGAAAATCCAAGAGCATTGAGTCTTCTTATGAAAGCTTTAGCTTCATTGTCTATTTTTACACCAAAAGCTCGACAAACTGTTATTTCACCACCTTCAGGTAGTTCTTCACAAACAGTATTTAAATATTTTGAATAATCAATCTTTTGTTCTTCAAAAGCACGACCTACACAATAATAAAGATTTGATACATCAACAAATAAACCTACTCGCATAATAATTTTCCTTTACTTAACTGGGCAACCACCTTTGGAGCACTCAGTTCCTTCAATAATATCACCAGACTCTATCCCACTGTAAATTGTTTCTTTATTTATTTCATTATATTTTTCCTCTGTTATTTCTTCCATAGGTGCTTGTATAAAACCATGATCACTTTTTAAAACAAATGAGAGTGTTTTAATTTCAAAGTAATTTTGTTGTAACCATTTTTGTATAATAGGTAATTCCCAAGGTTCATAATATATTGTACATGATACACTATTATCTGACCAGTGACGTTGAAGCCAAAGAGCATTTTCCAATTGATCAGTAACACTTAACTCTGAAGCACAGATAGCATCAGTTTTAATCGGGAATGATATTACCATAACATTAAGGTCTTGGTTACCATTTAAATCAATCTGTGGTTCAATATGATAACCATGTTTTCGACAAATTTCTACAACAGGATCATTAGAAGCCATACGTACTCTTCTAATATAGTAAGGTGCAAAAGCGGGATGTGCACCTGGTGTTACACCTGCAAGAAGTGAAACTGTGCCTGATGGTTTGACTGTGGTTAATTTAATACTAGGTAAAACACCAAGTAACCTAGAAAAGTTAGCATCTTCATACTCTAAATTATTATATACATTAGAAAACAAATCACTATCAAGTCTAAAGTTAGATTGCATAAATCCAGTTACGGAAAGACCAAGTCTATGGTTTCTGGTCACGACTTCGGTTGTCTCTGGATAAAGGAACGGTAGTGTACTTATGATTTTACAAGCTTTCATCATTAGTACAGAAACCTTTTTAAATTCACCTTCAGTACGTATATTAGGTAAGAATATCTCACCTAAGTTGCAAGCCTCATAGGATTCAAGCGTAATTTCAGCACAAGGATTAACACCAGTCACACGTTCATCTGTTCTATAGTTGAAGCCATCTACAACCCTACCATATTGACGACAATTCTTTAAATTTATCAAACCGTAAGGTTCTCCCTCACCATTATAACCATCCCAGAAGTCAGGTGATATATCTTCATAATCATTACAAACTATACTATTGTTTGACATGCTCCGCCAACTAGGGATACTGTGCTTACCCCAATTTTTAGCATCTAAGAAATCTTGATCATGTGAATCACCTAATGCTAGTTCAGCTGAACGTCTCACATTTCCAGATACCACTATTTGTCCAATGATATTTAATATATCCAATGAATCAATAGGGCGTAATTTTTGTCCATATCTCTTAGACAAAACACCACATATTTGTGTTAAGCCTATTACAAGTTCTTCACTACCAGAAGCTACACCTCCGAACGTTATAATTTTTGTTCCTTTGGGGCGTATGCAAGATGTATTATATTTAATATCTTTTCCAGTAAAGAAAAATGCTTTTAGGATTTTACCAAGTATATTTACCCAACCTTCTCTATTGTCAGGTACAACATAATCGCAATCGAAATCATTAACCCTAGTGACAGTAGGGTCGAAGCAAACTGTTGGGATTTCATAAACAAATTCCGGGCAAATATTAAAACCAACACCGCCGCCAAGCATAAGTTCATTAAATGTAAAACAAAATGGTTTAATTGCTTCTCGTATGGCGACTTGCCAACAATTTTGTAAACTATCACCCCCGAAACGATGAACATTATTAGTGCCAAGCTGCCACAAAGCACGTCCAGAGAAACTGCATCTGAGGTTAAATACGTGATCATATAGTTGCTCCTGCTCATCTCTTGTGAGGATATCAGCTATTTCAGCTAAACCATTAATACAACGTTCTACAGTTTGATACCACTCTTCATCTCTGGAATATGTTCTTTTATAGATTATGTAACCTATTGGACCCCAAGGCGGTCTTTTATTTCTATAACGATTTATGAAATCTTTTCTCATTTTTGTTCCTTAAAACGAAATTAGTCATGATAAGTACCTCGCAAATCTTTTAGCTGCTGTTTTAGCCTGGCCAAGTGTTTTAATTGTTATAGTGCCGTGTTCACCAAACGGTGTTATGATCTTATTGCCTTTAAATGTAGATGAAAATAACTTATCACCAATTGAGAAACCAAAAATACCACGATGACTCCAACCAAACCAAGCTTGTAAAGATTCACTAAATCCTATTTGAGCAACAGTCCCCAATATATCCGCAGATTGCAGTTGACGTAAGTCACGCTTTTTACATAGTGCTCTAGCCACATTAGATGAGCCAATATAAGACCCATCTAAATCTGAATAGCAACTAACCAATTCATAGCTACTCTTACCTGATTTAATAATCTCTCTACGGTAAAAGTAACCAGGGTAATGGCGTTCAAATTTAATTTTTTTCATTCTTGTTCCATCATAATAAGGTAAAATAGTGCGTAGTTAATGACATCTTTCATTGTATCTTTGATTGATTCATCTTTAACTTCTAGAGCACCTTTTTTATGTAATTGTTTTAGCCTACAGATTTTATCACTGAGCCTAACAGCGATACCTAGCAGACCATAATCTCTAAGGTTCTCAAAGACATCTTCATTAGATGAATAATCATGGCCTTTAGCAAGCCGTAATACTTTTAGTTCTTCTAATAAAGTATCAATATCATTTTCGCGTTGTTCTTTAGTGTAAATTATTTAAATTCTCCAAAGAAAATGCCAAGCAGACAGTAGATGGATGAGTATAAGATGTGATTAACTGCCTACCTGACATCAAAAATTCTATTGTAGTGATCTTCTAACTTATCCCAAACTGCTTCAATACCAAAACTAAGTAGTGTCTTCAATAATTCCTCAGCTATATAATAAGCTAAGTCTCGGTAATAACAGTTGCCTTTTAGGTATAAACAATCTTTGTTGTAATTTGATCCAGGTAGCTGCTTTCTTGAGTGAATAATTATACAAGCTGCCCACGGTGGTCTATTGAAACTATTATCTAAATGCCAAATAGTAAATATTTTAAATTCTATTACTGCTTCATCACAGTGTAAGAGCATGTTTAAATCACAGCAGTGCATACCTATATTTGTTTCTGGGCTGTCGGTGCGTTTATCCCAAGCTGGTGAAATCTTAATTTCTCTTTTAAATTCTTGGTTATTCATTTAATCAACCTTCAACATGTTTAACAATACAAGTTTTATCGGCTATAATTTTACACATATCATAAACTTTTATTTTACACTTATCAAATACTTTTACAATACAAGCATCTTTAACAGTTAACGTACATGAATCATAAGCTTTTACACGACAAGCTTTACAAGCATGTATTTTACAAGAATTCTTAGCGTATATTCTACAAGAGCCACTAGCAGACACTTCACACTTATTGTAAGCATTAATAATGCCTGAACCATTAGCATGTAGTTTACATATATCATGAACATTTACAGTACAATTATCCCCCACCCGCACGTGACAATTATTAAATCCATTTACCACACATAAATCATATGCTAATATCTCACAAGCATCATAAGCTGTAACCATACACATTTGACAAAGTTCAACTTTACAATTATTATGAGCATATACTTTACACTTATCAGAAGCATTAACTTTACAAGCATCGTAAGCATATATAAGACAAGAATCATTAGCTAGTATAGTACATTTACCGTGAGCTCTTATAAAGCATTTTCCATATGCGTATATATTTTGATCATCCTTAATTTCTATTTCTTCATTAATAAAGACTTTACTTTTAAACCAATCTGGTAATACAAATCTAACGCGTCTCTCAACATCTTTAGAATCATACCAATCTGGTCTTAAATCTTGATCTAAATTATATTTCCAATTAGTTGTGGGGCTACTTAAATCACCATCTGGTGGTGATATTTCTATTCTAACAAAAGTTGGATCTCCACGCACATCTAACTCTTTTAACTTAAATTCCTCAATAATATCTTCATGGCTATCAGTTTTAGTTGACCAGTAAACTTTTTTCTTAGTAACAATCATACTTGCAGGTTCACACATTAATAATCTCCTTTAAATAGTATGCCCGAAGTGGGAGTCGAACCCACACGAGAGTTAATCTCAAGGGATCTTAAATCCCTTGTGTCTGCCAATTCCACCATTCGGGCTATTAGCTTCTTTTAATAATTCATCTAATTCTTTAAAAGTTGGATCAGTTTGTTTAAGATGATCTATATACTTAGTATTATCTTTAATAGCACACTGTATCTTATTTGTAATATTAACATCTTTAATAGTTTGTTGTATGATTCTATCTTGAAGCTCACCAATTATATCACGTAATGCATGAGATAACATGGTATTAACTTCTTCTTCAATATGATCTGTGTTTCTGATACAACAAGCAGATGTACTAGTTAAATGTTTACCATCAATACTAGCATTAACTATGAGTTTGACTGTAATATCATAATTAATCTCAAAACATAATTGGTGTTCTATTTCTATATTAATCACTTTGAAAACTCCGATATTACATTGGGGGTGGCAGTATCAAAACCCACAACATCTAACATACCAGGATCGCTTGGATCAGCTATTGAAAACTCAGTGGGTTCCATAGACACTACAATTAATTTAGCATAGATACCTGTTTTCTTGCGATACTTTAATAAAGCTTGTACTGGGTGAATACCACCACACCAAGTTTCATTATCGGTATAGATAACAAACGTGTCTACACTTATATTGTGTTCTAAAGCATAGATCATTGGTAATGAGCAGTCTGTCCTACCAAAAGGTAAACCTTTTACCGTTTTTACAACATCATCAAGTCTTTGTCTAGGAGATATATTTAATGTTGTTAATCTACTTGTAAAAGCTGTAATCACATAATTAGGCTCCACACTAGCAGTGATTAGAGCCATAGCTGCTGTGCCAATCCGTGGTGAAATACCAGTCATACCTGCAAGATCAGTGTGACTCATTGAACTTGATACATCTAAGGCTAACATTGTACGTTTACACGTTGGTTTAACAGTGTCAAAAGAAAGATAGAAAGCTTGATCGAGTGCATCAATAATACTGGTGTTTGGACTCCAAGATAATGAGCCTTTAAAACCATGTCCCTTAGTGTATGTGTTTAGTGCCACAAGTATAGAGAGTGGATGTACTCTAGCCTTTTTGAGTTGATCTTTGTCTGTTAATCTTTGAACTATTAGATTAGCAGACATTGGACCTATAGTACCGACAGATGTCATTTTGCCAAGGTTGCGAATCATAGCAGTCAGTGGCATTTTTTCTAGCAGAGCATCCCAGATATTTTTGTTGTTTAGCATCTCAGTAGGGATAGCTTCACGAGGTAAATTGTATGCCCTGATCATGTTATATAGGATTTCTGACTCACAAATTTGTGCATCTTCATACGCTCGTACTATGGCAGGTGCAGTTGGTGTAAGTTTGCCTTGTGTTATCCAGTGATACAAAGATTGATATGTTGAATTTGGTGGTATGGGATGACTCTTACGTAGAGCATCTCTATGTGACCAGCCATCTCTTTGTCGATATTTTATACATTGGTAAGCTAAAGCATCTACATCCTTGTCATTATACCAATTAGCTACAGCAGTACGTAATAAGCGACCCCACCCGCGGAATTGTTGAACAAATTCCAAGAAATGAAATAGATGTGTACCTATTCTGGCAACCTTGGGCAACTGAGCCAAGGCGTAGTTCTTTTCATCACCAATACTAGCTGCCATAGCCAAAGCAAAAAGGCAAGGGTCATTTTTAGGTGCCCTGCCTTCAGTACTAATCTCAGTGATTTTGTCAATCGTTCTTTTAGCATCCAAATCTAAGCAACGTAAAACACACTTAGCATTATCGCTGGTGAGCTTATGTTCTTTAACATAGTAAGTGCCACCCTCTGAGCCTAGGATTAAGAATCTCTCAAGACGGTACCAATCACTAATTGACCAGACAAAGCCTCCGGCATTGTTGCCAACCTGGTTAGAACCAGGGATTGCCTCCGATTGTGGTGTTACTAGTGTGCTAAAATTCTGGTAAGTCTTCATAATAGTCTCCTAAATAAAATGGATAAGTTGTGTTAATAGATATGCGTGGGTACGAACCCACTATCTTGGTAACCTATTAACTTCGACCCAAACCAGAGGGCAGGACTCGAACCTGCGACCACGCTATTAAAATTAGATAACCAACAATTGCCGACCCAAAAGGATAAGTTATTAACTGTCGAGTTTACGTGCTCTGCCAACTGAGCTACCTCTGGTAATGTGCGGGGTGGGAGTCGAACCCACTATCTTCAGACCCTAGATAATCAATAACCTTCGACCCTATTGGGTTAGTTTATGGCTATCGAGTGTTTATTCTGACGCTCAACCGTTGAGCTTCCCGCACTACAGACGAGCAAGTTATTGTTCTGGGGATTCTTAAGCAGATAACCCAGAACATTCGGCTCGTCACAATTTAATCAATCATAGGTTTAATAGGGTATTGATTATAACTTCTTTGACTTTTTCATCAAGTGCTTCAACTTCTGCTAATAAGGCAGCAGGAAAGATAATTTCTTTATCACTACTGTAAGTGCTTGAGTTAAAAGTTTCTGTAGCTACAATTTTATCACCCAATTTAACAGAGTAAGTGCCCATCAACTTTTTTTTATTAGTGTCTTTTTCTTCATAACGCCATGATTTTGTTTCAATAGTTAGATTCATCTTCCCTCACAATCTGAACAAGCACAACCAACACTGTGATTTGAGTCCGCTGTTAATATTACTCCAATATGTTTTAAAAGTTTGTTTAGTTGATCATCTGTGTGATCATACCAAGGTGGATTAATTATTAGTCGATCATCTTTAACAAACACATGAAATTTACATGATCGCCCTTTTACGTAATCCATGTGTATTGATTTATCAGGTTGAATAAACGCTAATGCTTCGTCAGCTGTAAGTTGATCACCCTGTTGAAAGTGTAGTAGACCCAATCCTAGTGGTTTAGAAAGGTCATACACTTTTTTAATCATTTGATTTGGTCAACATTTGTAACATCAATCATAATAGTTTCCTTTAATAATTATTCTTCGTCATCATCACCAATTAACAATGAATCCAAACACACCACACAGTAATTTGGATCATCAAATTCATCTAACTCACAATCACAAATTTGACAATTTGCCATAACTATCTCCTTAATATTTAATAAAACAGTGACCATTGAAAACAAAATAAGGGCAAGTGATTTATTGTGGGAGAAATCACCTAAAGATAACCCACAACATTCGGCCCTAACGGCCCCTTGTGGTGTAGCTCCACTATAGCGTATATTTTCATATACATTGGTTCAACCAGGGGCCTTAAAAAAGTAGGGCAAAATTATGTCAATTGGTAATTGAGATTAGCTTTAAAAACTGTTATGTGATAACCAACTAACTTCGGCCCTAACATTTAACTTGGTTCCCCCAAACAGAACATCACCCCTTATTCTTTTCGGACATAGCTACTACGTCAATACCCTGTTGGCGTACCATTTCTTCCTTAGTGATTCTGCGAGCAATGATGTTGACCTCAAGATCTGCGTCAATATTTACACCATCTTCATTAAAATACTTGTTTGTTTGTTCGATTCTGTGAGTAGACATAATTAATACCTTTAATTAGAGTTTTAAAAATTGCCACCAATTACATGATTTGAATAATTTTTCATACTCAGCATCAGTTGCGTCCGTCAAAATCCATATACCTGAACCGTTTGCTACAATTTGGGGGAACCATTCTAACTGTGCTGGTGTAAATTGATAATTTGTCAGGTTCTTAACTTCAACCCAACGTGGTCCATATCTTCTGTGTGTACAAAATAAATCTGGGAAACCACTCTGGAACATTGAGCCATGAGTGGGTTTAACTAACCATTCCCGGATTCTGAGATATTCAATAATAGATTTTTGAATATAGTACTCAGGTCCGTGCTTTTTCTTTGCTTGGAATGATTTCATTTAAAAGGAACCTTGCGTATGTTACATAAATCAAGGACCAATAGCTAGAGTCAATGTCTATAGCCTTCCATATAAAATATTGTGGTTCTTTGATTATACTTGTTATTGTACAAGAACTGATCTCTGAAATCACTGAAGCGATATTTTTTTGAGTGTGATTGCCATTCAATAAGCTATAGATCATAAATCTACTAGCACTGCGTAAAGTTCCATAAGCACGAGCAGTTTGAAACTTACACAATTCTTCCCTGGCCCTACATTGGAAATAATCGCTTGAGCTATTCAGGATTATCTGATTTGTCGGTGCTTTCAGTTGGAGGTCCACCCTCTTCAACAGTCGTGATGCCACTCTTTTGTTGTAATTTTGTTTTGATTTCATTTTGAGTTATAATACCTTTCTCTATAAGGATGTCTAATACCACATTAAAAATTATATTTGCTTGTTTTAGTTGTTTAATATCTTTTTCTGTTTCATTGGCAAAATCTCCTACACCCTCAAAGGCACGAGTGACCTCCTTAAATTGGTTGATAATTGTAGGATGTACTTTAAGGGCTTTTCTTTTTAATTGTCGTTTTGCCATAAATCTTCCTTGAAAATTTAGGTAATTTTTTCCACTCTTCTTTAAAATCTTTAAGTGCTCGATTAAGAATGATTTGTTCAGCTAATCCTTCGACATCCATCATAGTATAAAACGCCCAAGTTTCCGGTTTAACAAGTGAGTAGGCCTGTTGAAACTCACTATAAATATTGCCTGAAATATGTATCAAGCAAGTATGAACATCAGTGACGTAAACTGATTTTACATCTTCGCGGTCCAGTCTTTTAATAATTTGTTTAATAACATTTTCACTAATTTTAGCAGTTTTCAACATGAGTCCAAGTTCTTGAATAAGTCTTATGCAATCTTTTGCTCTTTCATCTCTTGTCATAATAACCTCTTAATATGTATTATTAGTGCATCTTTATGCATCTTACTAAAATAAGCTATACCTAATTGTGATGCCATAGATCTTAATTCAGCCACTGAGTAATCTTCTAATTCATTTTTTAGCCTATCATGAATCACCTTTCTTAAATTTTTTAAATCACATTTATCTATTAGTTCTTCTATGTTGGGTATCAATTTCCATGTTTGTTCAAATCTATACGAATTTACAAGATAATCTAAATTACGTAAGGATAGTAATTTATATTTGACTTGTGCTTTCATCTGAGTCAAGGTTGTCATTCAGCATATCCTCATCAATTTTATTGGAAGCCATTTTACACATTTTTTCTAGTGCAACACAACAAGAGGAGTACATTGTTAATTCAAAATTGTGAAGAGGACAATACCTAGACTTATCTCCAAAATAAAGTATAATATCTTGAACTTTAATCCAAAAAGCCACTTCTATTGACATTGAAACTCCTATTTATCAGCCCACGATTTTAAATTTTTATGCCATTCAATGTTAATCAACGGTATGATAGGTCTGTATTTTTCTATTGTTTGATTAACAACTTTCGCAACGTTATCAGCAATCTCTGGGACACAAGGACACATGATTTCATCATGTATATTCATGGGCATTACTTTCCAAGTTGTTACACCGGATGGTTGTAAATCCCAGATGGCACATTCAACATTTTTAGTAATCTGAGCACCAGTGCTCTGAATGCGGTGATTAGCAGCTGCTCGCATATTAGCAGCTTGAATAGCAAAAGCTGCCCCAAAAAGTGCAGAACGAACTGCTCCACTAGCCGTTTGTTGACGATCACGACGGACAACTTTTATTTTTATATCACACCATTCTTTAGGTGGTTGTTCTGCTAAATCAAATAAAATTTTACAAATTCTATTTTCAAGTTCAAAATACCTTTTAAAACCAAGCATTGATTCTATGAATATTGCTGGCTCATGCCACTCAACACGAGTACCGATGCCTCCTGGCTGCTTCATTGAACAAAATTTAGCAAAGACTTTACTACGAGCCTTACCAATTTCTGGGTACATTTTAATGATTTCTTGATAAGCATCTTCTGCACTATTAATAGGAATACCTACTCTATTAGAAAGTGTATTAGCTTCACCACCATAAATTAAAGCAAAGACACCTTGTTTACTTTTATGATATCTATCATCTTCTTGACCTTGGGTTTCTAGTATTTCATCATAGCTCATATCAGGGTAGAAACATTGGCCCAGAAGAGCATGAATCTTTTTTCCACTCTCCAAGTCTTTCCGGAGTCGTGGATCATTATATTCAGCATCTGCAAGTGTTATTTCGAAACTAATAAAATCACCACCAGAGAGATTCATACCTTCTGGGGCCAATGGAAAACAGCTTCTTAATTCCTTTTCATGTCCTATACCTTGAGCATTAAGGCCATCGGCTCCCGACATTCTAGAACTTAGAGTTCCTATGACTTTAAAAGATGCATGAAATCTACCAGCTTGTAAAAGTTTATCTATAACTTCTATTTTCTTTTTTGCTTTTCTAGCTTCTAAAATTTCTTTAGCTGCGGCTGCGGCTGGGTGATCATCCCAAGTTAATATCTCTTCGAGAATTTGTCTTTTAGTAGATTCACGAATACATAATTGTTCAGTTTCATTCATTTTTGACATTAAGTATTTTTTAGCAATATGTGGCGTAGTTGCAAGAGTCATTTTTTCTTTAAGTAATTCTTGAGATTTTAGTTTTAAATTTTGTAGTTTATCAAGGTCTAATCTGTAGCCTTTCCAGCGTACAGCACCCACCATACAAGCTAGAATAGAATCGTCGTCATTAGCTAGTGTATGATACTCTGGTGCCCAATCATCACTATTAGCATATTGCCTTGGGTTTGAGCGTTTAGCCTCTAACCAACAAAAATACTTATACAAATTTCTAGTGTATCTTACATCATCCTTAGCATATTCTATAGCTAGTCTATTATACATCCAAAAGCTCAGATGTTCAGTCAACATATCAGGCCAATATCCCCAGCCTTTACCCGCAAAGGGTGCCCAACCTTTTTCTTCAACTTTAGCTCCACATTGTAGATCATCGAACTTGCGTACTTCTAAACCAAGAGCATCAACAGCTAGTGCTTTTAAAGCAGAAGATGGCTTAAATCCTAAAACAACATCTTTAAAGTTAGGATCAATATCACCTAAATCATTTTTTACATCGAAGACTTTCCACCGCTCTGTTGGGTCTTGTTTCCTAGCAAAGTAGATGTCATTGAATGGGATTTTTCTGCCAAGCTCTGAAGCCAACATCCAAGCAAGAGGAGTTGGCACACGTTTAATACGTACATCGCTCCTATCCATTGTAGATTGGTATGGACCTTTTCTTGCATGGAGCATAAGATCAAAAGCACCGATAGGCTTGATACAAAAGCCATCGCGGGAAGCCAACTCTCCTTTAGCAATTTCCGATATATCAGGAATACCAATGTGGTTGACAAAAAGATTATACAACTTACAAATATGAAACCAATCAAAAGCCAAATTAAAACCAACGATAGTGTCATTGCAAAATTCCTCTATAAGAGATAGTGTTTCGGATATTGGTTCTTCCCATGGGTAATATAGTTGTATAGGTCCATCATCTTTAGCATATTGAATCAAACATATTACACCATGAAAACCACAGGTTTCAGTATCAAGGAAGATCATGTTACACCTTTTTGCTATAGTCTAATCCTTCTCTTGGTATTATATATGATGGATCCAACTCATTCAGATCCAAGAAAACATCCATATCCGTTATTTCACCAGCGGCCCAAGCTAAAACACGGGTTGCTATACCTTCATTGTTGGTATTTAGTAGGTGCTCAATCATTACGAAACATTCTTTACGATTCCGTGCATGTTTAACTTGCGATGGTTTCTTTGGTAAATAACCTTTTTCACGTTTCTTTATATTATAAGCTTCACCACGTAATTTAGCTTCTTTAGCTTTTTTAACCTCACCATAAATAACTTCTGGTGGTGCACCCTTGTGTAACAGGCTGTAAATATCTCTAACCTGTGTCTGATTTATTAAACCAGCTGCACACTCATCTTGAATGTCTTTAGGTAATTTAAGTAATAAACAACGAACCTGCACCCAACCTCTAGATGTCGAAGTTAATTTATTAGCAATGTCAGTCTCTGTAAGACCTAAATCAAAAAGTGGTTTAATAGCAAAAGCTTCTTCCAATACATTTAAATCTTTACGTGCGAGATTTTCATTAAGATTAAGTATACGAGCATCAACATCATTTAGGTCAGTTCTAATTATGCAATGTATTTTACTAAATTTAATGTCATCATTAGCTAAAATCATATGTGCTTTAAAACGACGATGACCAGCTATTACCTTATATTGTTTTACACCTTGAACCGATGGTACAATGACAATAGGTTGAATAAGACCTTGTTCTTGTATTGATTTAGCTAAATCAATAACTTGTGTGAACTGTATTTGGTCACGAGAATTAAATTCTTCATCCATCCAAATATTTGTTAACTCTATATCTACTATTTGCATAATTTTCCTATGATTTTATCCCCACAAGTTATTATCCCGTTCGTATTTTGAAACCAAGCACAAACTTTTGTACACTGGATAAAGTCTTCATTGCCTTTGTCCTTTAAAGGACAAGTCACTAGCCAATTATCCTCAGACGTTAAAAAGCCATTTTCATTAATCTTTATCACTCTCATTTTGGCACCACAGTTTGCTCCATAGCATCTTTGATGCCTTCAAAAAATTGATTTAATAAACCAATTTTGACACCTTTACAAAAGATGAAATTTTCATTTTTATCAAACCAAGCACACCTTGTAATGACAAACTTTTTTTGAGTTAAAAGGGAAATCAAAGCCATGACTACAATTTATCTTTACTCCATCAATCATTACTTTTTTCATCCAACACCTTTATAATATTACCTAAACTCAAACTTTGTAATTGTTTCTTTTGCTTCAAATTATCCAGTACGTATTTATCAGTAGGTAAGTGAAAAAGATCAATAATAGTGGCACCTCTATTATTATCCATACCAGGACGATGTATCCTGTCTTCAGATTGAAGCCTATACATGCCATTGAAATCATTACTATAGTATACAATAGATGGTGAGGCTGTAAAAGTAAGACCTTCAGATCCAGAAGCAGGGTGACCAATAACACACAACAAAGGAAAAGCATTACGAAATTCATTGTATTTTGGATGCGATAAATCCATAGCTTGTAAGGCTTCATTAAGGTCATAACTATTTCCCTCTTTATCGGAAACAGTCCATCCTTGGCCGTCAATCCTTATTACGATCCAGCCAGCTTCTTTAACCATTTTACAAAGATGATCTATAGATGCTGTAAAACCGGCATAGAAAACGAGTCTAGCGACTTCCATATGTTCATCAAGTAAATTAAGTACAACATCATTTTTAGGGCAGTCAATAAAGGTTGAGTCACGCTCATAAATAGATTGAATTCCAGTGCTACCACAATTTGGACATGGAATTTCTTCATATTCAAGAGGATCAGTGTCTGGCTTAGGATGTTGTATTGTTTTGTTCCCGAGACAAAGACTACATGTTTCGGTTCCAGTTTTGACTTTAGTATATTGAAAACCATCACTTAACTCTCGTAAGAGTGTTAGTGCTTTAATTGTGCTTGATGCTGTATTAGCGAGTGTTCTAGCAACATTTAAAATCGATTGTGTTGGTTTCACCTCAATTATGCGATACTGTTTATCCGGAAGATCAAAACAATCTTTTTTAAATTGGACTAAAACAAGTCCTTTAAGTCGTTTACTTAATTTTGAAACTTCATTTATTGATCTTGTAAACTCGTGATACCCTGGCTCAGTTAGATTGTGATTTATTGCATCTTTAAACTGACCACAAATTTTACATTTATTATCATCATCCCACCATGTAATTAGCTTTGGATATGATCCACCATATTGTGCTTCACACATCTCTGTGAGACACAATCTATTACGAAATTTAGCTTCAGTTCCCTCTCTTAAAAAACCGGGCATTGCTACTTCACAATTATGTGCGATAAATCCATTAGCAGAAAATTTATGTATACCTGGAACTTCTATATCATAGACATCTTCTATAGAATCTTGTTCAACAGATTCTACTGTTGCTACTGGTGTGCTGGTCCAATTATGTCTATTTTTGATTCTCTTAATCAAGCGTTCTTTTTTCTTTGTTTGATTAAAATCAATAATATATTGAAATTTAATAGCTTCAGTATTTATTATTTGAATTTCATAACAAAAATCTGATGTATTAATTTTGCGTCCATCAATATATGATATACCTACATTTTTTTTAATTCTTATCTTACAATAAATACCTAAAGACTGCAATAATAATTGAATTTTATAGATTCTATCTTTATCTACTTGTGCTAATGTTATTCTTAAAGTATCTTTAGAAACACTACCATCAGCATCAAACATACCTCTTAAAAATCCAATAATAAAACTACTAGATGCAGTCATTATATTGTGGTCAATAATCTTTTTTGGTGTGATACCCCACTCACGAACAATATCATTAATTCTACCACCATGAATTATAAGGGCTTCACCACTAGAAGTAATATTATCTTGTTCAAGTATTTTACATACTTCTGGTATCAAGCAAAAATCACCCTCAAAAAATTGAAGGCGACTATAGTAACCACTTTCTTTTTTAGTAACATTACCATCACCAAACAACAACCCTAAAATGTAACCTTCATTTTCTGATCCTGTTCCCTCCCAGTGATTGTATGATTCTGGCGTTGAAATTTTGATTTCATCACCAATTTCTAGCTCACATAATTTTCTCCAAAGCTTTAAGCCATCATAATTAACAAGGAATTTTTGATCTTCTGTAGCTCTTACAGAATACCCTTCATTAGTGTTAATCTTATAAAGTTGCTTAGTTCCAGTTTTAAAGAAACCATTAGTCTTTACTTTGTGGTTATCAACTAATATATTAGTCTTTTGATGAATTAACTCTTTAATTTGTTTTAGACCTTGATCCGTAGTTATCCAAGTATCATCAGAAAAGCATTGCCAAAACCAATCAGTTGGGGCCTTTGGGGCAGGTGTTCCTGTTAAACAGATAACAAACCCTTTTTCTTTGTGTTCTAATCGTACACTATTAGCCAAGTGTGATGCTGCTTGTGAACGTTGTGAAGTGGAATTTTTAATTCGAGCACTTTCATCAAACACAACACCTTGTGGGGCAACTCCATCCCATGACTCTAAATCAATACGAAACTTATCATAAGTTAAGAGTCGCGGTTTTACCCGCGACTCCCACTTCAACAATTCCAACTCAACACTTTTAAGGGCTGATTTAGGAGCTATGTACCACCAGTCTTTTAGACCAGATTGCTCCATAACTTCAATAGCTGCAAGTGATTTTCCAACACCCATCTCACCAGCAAACATACAATAGTGTCTGGTTAGTATGTGCCTTACTGCTTCAACTTGATGTTTAAACAATGGGCGGTCAGTGACACAATTTAATAAATCAGCATCATAAGGAGCATATGGATTTTCATTTTTAAGGTATTTTAATTGGAAAACATTTCTCGGTGTAAGAGGTGCACTCCAAATTTTACGTGGATTATTATCAAAGCCATGCCATTTTGCACCTGACATATTTTTGATTTCATCCATCAACTTGCGATTAAAACGAAACTTAAAATATATTCTACCATCTTCAACAGCAACTTGAGCAGGTATTAAACGATTTTCTGCTCGTAACTTCATCATTTGATAATCCATTATGCTCTTTCCATAATCAATGTTTTATCAGACAGTTGTTTAACATTATAATTTTTCCATAATGTTGTTAATTTAGTTTTCTTTATAATGGTATAAATTTGCATAAATATAATTCTAGTTGCTTTAGTTCTTTGTTTGTTAAGCATGGCGGGTAAAGTATAAAACCATTCTAAAATAGTGCCAGACAATATTAATATGTTCTTGCTAATTAAACAACCTTTTAAGAGACTAGCATACATAAGTATTTCTTCAGGTTGTTCTACAAATACAGCAAAAGTCATATTCGAATGATTCAATAAATCGACATCTAGTTCAGTTGTCCAAGGATTGTGTACGGGGTTTCTTAAGCTCTGTAAACTATACAGAAAACTAAAAGGACAATTGAGATCTAATTCATTGGAGTCTAAATTTCGAGTTGGTGATACATCTAAATGTTCTGTGATAAAATCTATATACCCCGACCAATTAACTTTAGGTGCAACTAGAGCTATTACATTCATCTGTCTCGATTATCCTCTTCAACAGTTTCCACTTCATTTTTAGGTGGATTTTGGAATTTAGTAATAGCTTTAATAAAAGTCTCTGCATCCGGAAAATCAAAGGGTGTTGTACAATCTTGAATAACTGACACATGCCAACTATATTTCTTATTTGATACTAACTTAACCCCTAATGTAGCAGGCCCAGGTGTGTTTGTTTCTTCATTCATTTTGAGCCGAAGATTTGGTGCTACACGTCTAGCTGATTTACTGTACATATAAAATGTTGCAAACTGGTTTTCAGTTGGCAACCAAAGTAAAAAATCAAGACCACACATACAACCGGAATTTGAATCAGAAGATGTTTCTCTGATACGTGTAAATTCAGCATCCTTTGGATCATACACGTTAGTAATTTCATTGTCATCGGTTATTTGCATGGCCTTTACTCTCATACTACAAACAAGAACATCAATTTGATTACCTAAATCTTTCATTGTTTCTTTGTCTGTTACAAGAGCATAAACACCCATACCTACTATGCCTTTTTTTGTAGCATCAGAATTAGACCCCATAAGTTGGAGTCTTTTAAGATACTCAGAAGAAGTAGCAACGGATGTAATATCATCAGATGTAAGTGTTGGTGAAATTAAATTCATGTTTAAATTTGAGAGTTCATTAGTCATTATTTAACCTTATTATTTGATTATTTAATTTAAATAAGGTTTTGCATATTTAACAACATATAATATAATTTTTAAATTAAAGTGGTGGGGTGCGTGACACCCCACCATGGAGCGAAGGAGAAGAAGAGTTAACTGGAAACAGATGCAGCGAGTTCTGCTGTTTCTTTGGCTTTCTTAGCGTCTAGATCAGCTTTACGTTTCGCCTTATTTGCAGCGATTTCAGCTTGACGTTGGTCATACTTTGCCTTGGCCAACGCAATAGAATCTGGATCTATCCGTAATGCCCACTTCAAGGTAAGTTTAGCTACCTCATTTAAATCTTTAGTGCCAGACTCTTTCACAATTATAGGAATGCTATCGGGTTTTTCGAGTTCAGCAAGAAGTTCAGAACGCTTCCTAAGACGTGCTTGAGGTTCAAATTCCGCTTTACTAACTGATTTACCTGACCGTAGTGCTTCGCGGATTTCTTTAACTCTAGCTGAAACACGAGGTACAAATTCTGCTGGTTGCTCAGATGATGCAGATGCGACAAAATTCTTTTGTTCTTCAACAGGTAGCTTGGATAATGCGTAAGCGTTAGTCAAAGGAATCTTACCAGAGTCAACGAGTCCTGCAATCTTGTCATCCAATTTAAGAAGACCAAGACGCTCACTAATCCAACCAGGAGACATTGACAAATCAGTTGCAAGTTGACTGATAGTAAGCATTTGTTTACCAGCTAAGATTCGTTGAATCTGTTTTGCAAACTCAACTGGTTTAGTCTTAACTGTATGTGCATTAGCAATCAATTGTGCTTCAAGAACCTGAGCATCTTCCATGGAGAAAATCTGGGCTGGTAATTCTGTTAAACCAATCACTAATCCAGCAATAAATCGATGTAGACCATCAATTATCTCATAAGGCTTTTCAGCCCCGGCTTTTGAGTTTCGAACATTGATAGGATTTAATATTCCTATTGATACAATTGAATCTCGAAGATTTATGAAATCTTCACTTTGTTGATCCACGTTTCTAAGTGCCACTTGGTTTTGTGCGATGTCACTGATGGGAATATTTTTCAATTCGGCCATTTACAATACCTTTCCTTGATTCAGTAAATTAAATTGTCCCGTACACTGGATTAAATCAAATCAATATCGGCACAATATCGATTCGACTACCAATACAACCCTATATCGTCAGACAGGGCCAAAAAATAAACTAAAAGAATAAAAGCGTATATAGATAGAACGCGTGTATGATTTGATTTTTCCTACTTACTACAATTATGAAACCATAACCCTATAGCGTTTTTTTCTCTTTTTTTGTTCTATATAGGTTAGGGTTAAAATTTTAGTAAAATGGTAACTCTTTTGGTAGCATATATTTAACGTAATGACGATAATAATAATAGTAGTAAGTAACTAAATATTTTGATTTGATTTAATTGTAACACAAAGTAACCCATTATTTGTGACAATTTAATTTGATTTAATGATAAATCAAATCGTTGATTTACTAAGTTAAGGATTAATAAATGGTAACATTAGAAATTAAAACACTATATAAAAAAGAACCTGATACTGTAAAGGTTTTCAAACACGATGACCATCAAATAAGATTAACAATAGAAGATGGTTATGCTATGACAACAGTTTATATGTCAGAATTGGAAACAGATTTACTTGTCAGGATATTAACCAATGCTAAAAACGGTGTCAATAAAGTCCTTTCTAACGGTAAACACGCATCAAGATTTGGCGAATCTTTATGCGACAAACATGGAATGTCAGGTCAATGTCGCACAGGATGATGGAGAACGTGTTGAAGGTGACTATAAAGGTAAACAATGGCATGGTTGGACTAATGGTTTAGAAACATGGAAATCTTTTAGAATACCTTGGAATGCAAATAAAGAACCAACATATAAAGATTCAGATATTAAATTTAACTTCGGTAAGCATGTAGAAGGTATTGGTATGACTGGGTGGGATTGGGAGAATTGTAGTTCTAAATGGGTAGCTTTTGATTTTGATAGTTTAATTAATCATGCTTCAGGTCTTACTGTTCAAGAATTAAATGATCTTATTGAAAAAGCTGAACAAATAGACTGGGTAACACTTAGAAAATCAACATCTGGTACAGGTGTGCATTTATATGTATTTTTAGATTCTATAGAAACTAAAACACATAGTGAACATGCAGCACTTGCAAGAGCTATACTTGGTCAATTATCAGCTATGACTGGTTATGATTTTCAAAGTAAAGTAGATGCTTGTGGTGGTAATATGTGGGTCTGGCATCGTAAGATGAAAGATGATGGATTAAATCTTATTAAAGCAGGAAGTATTTTACGTGACCCCCCAGTTAATTGGCCAGATCACCTTAAAGTTATAAAGGGTATTAGAAAAAAGAATCTACCACAATTTATTAAAGAGCCAGATCTCTTTGAAGAGCTTACAGGCCAACGTGCTACCACACCATTAGATGCTGGTCACAAGCAACTTATAGATTATCTTAAAGAAAATAATGCTCTTTGGTGGTGGGATAATGATCACCACATGCTGGTTACACATACTGTATGGTTACACAAAGCATATGAAAATCTTAATTTTTCTGGTATATATAAAACTAAAAGTTCTGGTAGTAATTTAAATGAACAAAATTGTTTTTGTTTTCCTTTAAAACACGGGGCATGGGTTATCAGACGTTTTACCCGTGGTGTTCAGGAAGAAGATTCATGGGATCAAGATGAAAATGGTTGGACACGTTGTTTCTATAATAAACAACCTGATCTTACCATAGCATCTAGAACATTTTCAGGTATAGAACATGAAAAAGGGGGTTTTATTTTTGCACAAGCTGAGATGGCTATGAAAGCAGCATCTATATTAGGAACACATGTTAATATACCTAACTGGGCTTCACAACGTAAAACTAAATTAAAACGCCATAAGGATAGCAGATTAATTATAGAAATCATAAAAGAAGAAACTGATAGAGCAGATGATATGCAAGGTTGGTTAGCAGAAAAAAATGTATGGAAAAGAATATTTAACACACAAGTACAAGATATAGCAGAACCGGAGGTAGCACAATATGACGATTTCATCCGACACTTGGTCACTGAAACTGGTAATGATTATGGTTGGGCAATTAAAACTGACACTGTCTGGAGAACTGAGCCTCTGCCACACATTAGATTATCACTTAAATCAATGGGATACGCCGCAAAGGATGCCGACGCCATCCTTGGAAATTCAGTCCTTAAATGCTGGACTCTTGTTCAACGGCCATTTCAACCTGAATATCCGGGAAATAGGGGATGGAATCGCAATGCAGCTCAACTTAAATTTTTGCCAGGAGATAATCTGGACATACTTAAATACCCCAGCTGGAGTAGAATACTGCAACATTGCGGCGAAGGACTCAATGAATCTATTAAAACAAATGATTGGTGCCGATCAAACGGGATTGTGTGTGGAGCGGATTACCTCAAATGTTGGATTGCCTCAATCTTCCAGGAACCCTTGGAACCATTGCCGTATCTATTTTTTCACGGGCCGCAAAATTCAGGTAAGTCGAGCTTTCATGAGGCGATTAGTCTCTTGTTAACACGTGGCTACATAAGAGCAGATCACGCAGTAGAAAATCCATCAGGCTTTAATGGAGAACTTGAAAATGCAATTGTTTGTATCATTGAAGAAACTAATTTGTCAAAATCTAGAACGGCTTATAATAGGATTAAAGACTGGGTTACGAGCCGTCATCTTAATATTCGTAAGTTATATCATAGTCCTTATCACATTCCTAATTCTACTCACTGGATTCAGTGTGCTAATGATCCTTCTTATTGCCCTATTTTTAGTGGCGATACTCGTATTACCATGTGTTATGTTGATCTTATTGATAATATAATCCCGAAAAAAGTATTAATACCTTCACTTGAAAAAGAAGCACCAGATTTTATAGCTTCACTTTTACATCTAGAATTACCAAAGAGTCTTGACCGATTAAATTTACCAGTAATAGAAACCAGTGATAAAGAAACTATACAAACTAGAAATGAATCTCCACTAGAAACTTTTATTAGAGAAAATGTATTTAAAGTTGATGGTGAGGTGATTACCGTTAAAGATTTTTACTCTACATTTGTAGCATGGTTAGATCAAGATGAAGCTCTCAATTGGAGTAAAATAAGAATGGGTAAAGAAATGCCAGCCATATTCCCCAAGGGTCGGCGTAAGGATGATTCTTTTTGGTGTTATGGAAATATTTCTTTTGTTATAAAAGATTCAGATAAATCAAAACTCATAGTTAAAAATGGAAAATTAATTCATACGACATGAAAGGATTCAAAATGACATTACCGAATGAAGAAAAAGCGGCATTACTTAGAACTAAAATATTTCTTAGGTCACTACTTGACCCAAAGAAAACACCTAGAGTACCGAAAGATATTAGGGATCAAGCTTGTCATTGTTTGAGACATTTTCCTTTTATGTGTGTAATAAATCAATTGTGGAAGACAAGAATTAAAGAAGATAAAATATGACTGATTTGTTAAAATTGTTTAATGAACTTGATGATTTAAGTCACCAAAAAATAAAGCGTGATGAAACAGTTAGAGCACCATTTTCTTGGGCAGGCGGTAAAACTAAAAGTTTAAAATATTTATTATCTTATTTACCATATAGAACGGGTTACATTGAACCCTTTGGAGGTTCAGGAGCTGTACTTCTAGCTAGGCAGCCCAGTAATTTTGAAGTCTTTAATGATCGTCATGCTGGGATTGTGGCGTTTTACAGGTGTGTACATGATGATGATTTATGTAACAAATTAATAAAAAGATTATCAACAATAATATATTCCAGAGAAGAATGGGTCTGGTGTGCAAGGACCTGGAATAATTGTACTGATGATGTTGAGCGTGCTGCAAGATGGTGGTATATGCTTATTAGTTCATTTGGATCTCTTGGTCGTAATTTTGGACGGGCGATTAAAGAAAATACACAAATGGCATTTAAAATGGCTAACCATGTACTTGATTTTACTAAAATACACAACCGTTTGAAAAATGTGTTAATTGAAAATCAAGACTTTAAACCTATGCTAAAAGATTTTGACAATGATGATGTAGTGTATTATTTAGATCCACCTTATTTAGATGTGCACAAAGGTACTTTCACACATGAAATGACCGAAAACGATCACGTATTAATGTTAAATATGATTTTTAATATGAAAGCTTTTGTCGCAGTTTCTGGTTACACTAATGAATTATATGATAGTTATAAATGGGACCATAAATATGAGTGGAATACACCATGCTCTATTAAAGCTATGGCATTTAGAAAAGAAAATTTTAAAGAAGATGCAACCACAAACCGAGAGAGTGTTACAGAGGTACTCTGGATAAAGGAATAAAATGACAGATATGATCCACCTTAACGGTAATAAGCTTTGTGCAGTAGATTGTAAAACTACTGGACCTGATCCAACAAATCATGAGATCATAGAAATAGCAATTATAGTTCTAGATTCTTTTGTGCAGCCTACAGGAGAAATTTTTCATATTTATAAAATACCAGAATACCCACATAACATGGATGAAAAGACAATTAAAAAATTACACCTTAAGAAAGTAGATATAATGACAAGGGGCATTGATAATTATAGGGCTATTGATGCTTTTGAAAATTGGTTTAACTCACTTAATTTAAGACCAATGAAAAGAATAGCCCCGATAGGACATAGTTTTAATTTTGATCGAGATTTTTTAAGGGCTTGGTTAGGTCTTAATGCTTATGATACTTTTTTTGATCCCTATATTAGAGACACAGCAGTGTTAGCAACCTTTATGAATGATCGGGCTGATTTTCGTTGTGATCAATATCCATATCCAAAACAGACTCTTCAGTATCTATGCAATCAGGTTCAGGTTGAAAACCCCTCGAGATATACTGCTCTCGGTGATGCTGTTTCAACCGCTGAAGTGTATCGGCAATTTTTGATCTCTGGTCCACTGACTCTATAGGTACATGTTCAAAAGGCATACTAAGATGACCAGTTATTAATGGTCCGTGAGCTTTAAATCTTTCTAAAGCACCACCGGCTTTAGAACTACGACCGATGACTTTGGCATACTCACAATCACCACCAAAAGCACCTTCAAAACCTGTAAATATTACAGGTTGACAACCCATAGCTTTGGCTGATAAAGCAGCTATTAAACCACTGGGTGCTAAACGTGGTACAAATAAACCAGCTTCAATTTGTGTTATAATTATAGTGTTGTTATCACTTTCTGTGTAAAATTGGGCACAGGCATCTGTACAAATGATGTCTGTGCCTTTTTCTTTGTATAAATCTTTTAAGGTATAATCACACTGACAACCATATAATTGATTAGGTAAATTCATAGATTGCATCTTAAATAAAGCTTCATTACAAGCAAAAATAATAATATCTTCTGGAATCATTTTTGATGTTAAAAAATCTAATGAAGGCCCTTTACCAACAATAAGTGCGGGTCTGTTTTGGTATTTATTTGCGTGAAAATTTAATAATGTGGCGTTACCCAATAAAAACCACACAGGTTTCCATGGATTTTTACGTGCGACTAGTGGATTATTATCCATCCAAGCTATTTCAGCAGGCATGTCATCACGCGGGCAAAAGAATATTTTACCATTTTTTAAAACACGGATTTGATGAGGCATATTTTCTAACATTTTATTTCCTTACCATCAGGCATAATTGTACAATTATCTTCTATTAAAACTGGGTAAACAGTATAACTTTTAGTACCTACAAAAGCCACCCAGAAACCATGTACCCACTCAGTGGGTTTACCATCATGCATATACATAGGTTGTTGCTTACAAAGGCAACCTACACTCATAGCAAATATTGATTTACTTGTCCAGGGATCTCTACCATAGGATGTTTGCATCCGATGGGTGTGATTAAATATAATAGATTTTGATTTGGTTAAATCAAGATGTCTGGCTGATGCGTGTTTACAGTATGACCAGCCATGCACACAATACAAATTACGATGCAACTTAACATAACCTTTTGTGATATAGTGAAAATTCTTTCTGTCAGCAGATAAATTTCTTTTTAAAGAAACTATATTATGGATTGACTGACCAGCTGATCCTAATCTAGAACACCATCTTTCTATCCAGTTATCATGATTACCAGGAAGGAAAAATGTTTCTTTAGTATTAAGCTGGATACAGTTTATAAAGTCATTGGCCGGTTCAATTTCATCAAGTTGCCAGTCGTTAGTGATTGACTCAGTTATAGTTGATATAGGCCAACGTGTAAATGGTGTACAATTTATAAGATCATTGCCTATAATTGTACAATCAGGTTGAAAATATTTATGGGCTTTTAATGCTATTTCAACAGCATTTTTATCCTGATCAGGTATGTGCATGTCTGGAAAACCAAACCATTTTTTAGTCATTAAGGCTCACATTCACTTAGCTTGTAATCTATTGCAGCTAAATCCTCTCTTGGTATGCAAACATAATTGGTACAGGGATCTTCATACCAATCCCCAGACCTATTTTGTTTTACGCATGATCCTATCCCGTAAAGTGCCAACAGAATCACGCTTAGTTTTATCAGATTCTTTTTGAGCATAATTCCGTTCCTTTTTACTAAAATAATCAATTAGTATTTTTAGGAGTTTCAGTAGTAATTTTAGCATCTTTAATACCTTCCATAATTATGTAGATACTAGGTACTGCTAAAAGCATAATCTCTGTAGTTGTATTAACTATTTTTTGTGTTTCATCTTCACTTCCTGGTTTAAGAATGCCAATAGCAGCAACAACCAGAGCACCTAAAGCCACAAGAAATTTACGTGAGAAAAATTTACCAATCACATTATATTCCTATCAGTATTAAAACTACTTGTATCAGAGCACGAAGCACCGCACTTTGTGCTGCATTCACAACTTTAAGAAATTCTACATTTTCTGCATTTAGCTTTTTCCATTTAGCTAAATTAGTTTCCCATTCAGTTGCAAATTCACTATTGGTTAATCTATTAACTATTGTTTTATATGCTAATTCTGTATTGCCTTGTGTTATAAGTTCTAACCATTGCCATAATTCATCATAAGTCATTGCTAAGAGTGAAGGTCCATATGTTGTGACCACACCTTGCAAGGGTTCTGGAATTTGTTCCAGAAGCTTTTCAATTGTTACACCTTGTTCTTTAAGAGTTGCCATTATTCACTTCTCCCATCACGAGCATCCTGAAAAGCTTTCCAAGTTTCGGCTTGAATTTCGGAGATTTGTACAACAGTGCTCCAATCACAAGGGTCATTCATTTTAAGGCAATTGATGCCTTCACATGTTGGATTGACTCGATCAGCAAATATTCTGCTTAATGTAGCAGTGTCATCTAGCCTTTTGGAATATTGTGAACTCATCCAGACTTTACAACCTGCTAGTGTTAACACTAATACTAGTAATAACATTATCTTTTTCATTGTTCTTTCCTTGCGTAAATGTTGGGTATGCCTAAGTACTGCATCATAGCTAATCTGTGATAACCATCTTTGAGATCTAACATATCTTTGTTGTTTACAACAAAACTACGTTGTGTTATAGGTAATTTCTGACCATTATCTCTAATATCTACTATAAATTTTTTCCAATTTACTGGTCTTTTAATAGCACTAGGACCTCGTTTAACATGATCTATCATTCCTGGTGTCATTAATGCTTTATATAGTTCTTCATCCTGAACATCATCAACTCTACCAGCTAAAACACGTTCACAAAATAATTTGAAATAATTGTTAAATTCCTTATCATGATGATCAGAAAGATTGACCATAATATTAAATTCTTTAGCCGTTGATAAAGAGTATAAATTTTTATTTTTAAACAAATAGGATGTTAAATTTCTAACACCTTTGCCTTTAAACTTTGTTTTGATACAATCTACAAGATTCCAGTCTTTAAATTTTTGTGTAACGCCATTATAACTATCTTTATGTTCATCAGAAACTATAATAATATAAATAGCTTTTTGTTTAAGTTTATTTAAGTAAATAGCCAAAATAGGATTTGGAATACAATAGTGTAAGTTACTCATAACTAGAACATCAACCATAGGTTCATCATCAGTGTCGAAGCTACCATCTAAAACATCACGTCTGATGGTTAAATTAGCTTCTGTGTAATAAGCTTTAGTGAAAGATAATTGTTTAAAAAAGCCTTCTTGCTCTTCAATACCATAGAGATGTTGAAAACCCATTTTATGGGCTTCAATGAGGTATTGACCAGCGTTGCAACCCATCTCATAAAATTTAAATCTCTCTGGAACTTTGTTTAGCAAAGGCTTAATATAGTAATTAAATTTACCAAGCCCATAAGAATCAGGATGCTGTTGACCATCATATTTACAAGGTACTTGATAATCACCGTAAATCATTGGCTGATACCACCAACCACCTATAGCTTTAATTTCATTTCTAACATCCATTATTTTCTCACAATAAATACATCATTTAATTTTGGTGTTGTTGTGTGCTCTTTAACACTTTTAAATTTTGCTAGTATAGACTTAAATAATTTTGGATCTAAACCCCAAGGCTTTTTAAATTCATAACAATGGCGATCATCAATAACTATTAAATCATCATATTTCCTAGTTAAAAGAAATTCTAGCTCTTGAACTATGGGTGTTGTTGCATATGCATGAGCATCAAGGAATATAAAACAAGGATAATTTGGAATTATTTGAGGTAAAACAATGGCACTATCACCATGATAAATTATTACTTTAGGTTGATCTTCAAATCGATCATTAATTGTATATTTTTCTATAGAAATAATTCTATCAAAACCACAATCCAAAGCAGTTTGAACACCGTCGCCTTTATCATAGCCTGTTTCAATATAGATGTTACTTTCCTTCAATGAAGTTAAATATTCTACACTTAATGGCATTCAAATAATCCTTTCAATTGTTGTAGTCTGTGTTTTATAAGATGCCTTGATCTTATTAGTTCACGACCTGCTTTGCGTATATTCATATAAGATTCTGGGTCTTTTAAGTATTTTAAACATATTGATTCAAAATTATTCATACTAAAAAGAACACAATTTGATTTGTCAAATCCTAATAATTCAGTATCCTGGTACTCTTGAGCAAATAACAAACAACCTAAAGCTGGTGTTTCAAAATATTTTGGTGTTGTGTATGGATTTTGTATAGAATATGCTGCTATTGAAGCATCAAAGCTTTTAACAAGATTGTAGTAATCTTCTTCTGAATGGTGGGTTTTTGTATTGCGAACATGTGGGACTCTTTTTACGAATGGATATTTTGAACATGCTATTCTATCACAATACACTTTACTACCAGTAGTACCAAATAAAGATATGTAATCTTGATTGTGAAACACAATAGCATCTTTAAGCATGTGCTCAGGTATGGCAAAAGGAAAATGTATTAATCTGCTTGCAAACTCAGGAAAGTGTTTGATGGTTGGGTGGTAATAGTCAGCTAAAATATAATCCAAATTTTTAGCATAAGTTGGATAAGTCGCTTGTTCTACTCTGCCATGTGGATCTCCAACTCTAAAATATGTAACTTGTTTTCCGGTATATTTTATCCTAGGTCCACCGTAAGAGTTAATAAAAATATGTGTAAGTTGATCTTTGTGTCGATCATAATCTCTCTGTGTAAATAACAATACAGGATTAAATTCTTCTATAAATTTAGTATAAAAATATTTAAACAGATTACAGCACCAAATATCTCCCATATAATAATCTTTTTTTATTGCTAACCCAATCATTTTGTACCTCAAAAATAATTAATAGTTTTAGAGTTTTCAAAATTCATTAATTCTTTTAGAATTATAGTTTCAGGTACACTGAATGACCAACTCCAAGCTTGATGCTTTTGATAAATTGCTTTTGTTCGATTCAAAAAATCCTTATCAAGCTGATAAGTTCTACCAGTTGCTTCTTTAATATATCTTGGCTTATAACTATAATGACAATTAGAATTAAAAGCATCACCATAAATAACATTAGTGCAGAGTTCAGCCACAATTCTAAATGTTAAAATATGATCACCGTGACCATATTCACCATTAGGATTGTGTGTAAAATAATAATCATACCCCTTGGGTATGTTGCTTTTAATAAAATTAACAGCGTGCATTAAGGTGTGTTCTGTAAAACGTGTGGGTCGTCTATAAAATTCACTTTCTAGACAAAGACAATTCAATAATCTTATACCCTCAGAATCGCACACCTCTTCAAGGGCTTTTAAAGCTCGATCTTTTCTACTAGTATGATTATCACTAACAATAAGTAGATGACGTTCTATGCTTTTATCTTGCATAATTGGCCAGCCCCAAATAATCTCGTCATCAGGATGTGCAAATATGCTTAGTATTTTCATTTTTCAAATACACCTAAAAAATAGAAACTAAATCGTTTTTTCATAATATTTTCCAGTAAAAAAATTTCATTATCTTTTTTGTAGTGTTCACTATAATCTATTGTATCTACATGATAAACTTTGTCATAAGTGAAATAATCCATATATCGTGGACCTTTACTATGTACAAATTCACCATCAATTATACAATCACCATCTTCACAACAACCAAGATTAGCTACCATTGGATAGTGTTTATCTTTAAATAATTCCTTTAACCAAGCATTATATTTTATTCTTAGATTCATATAAACTCCACGTGATTAGGCTCATTTTTTAAATTGTGGACAAACAAATTGTAATTATTAAAGGAACAAGCATTACAAATAGATCCATCGAATGTACTATTTAAATCAAACTCAGTCCAATGACACATACGCATAACAGTTGGCATTTTACGCATCGCAACAATAGCATGTTGCATGGCACAGCAAGGGTATACATAACCGTCAGCTGATACTTGGGGTTTGAGTTTTGAAATATAACAAGGATTCATACCTTTAGTAGGTTCATTTTTTTTAATAAGGGCTATTGGACTATCATCAACAATCTGTTTAACTTCATTAATAGCATTAAATTTAGTGCTAAATAAATCTTGAACAAAGCGTACATGTGTTAAATTAGGTATTTTGAGATTAGCTACCTGTTTTATTAAATCAAAATTAGGTTCATCAATAACTGTAAAACTAATTCCTACATCAACATTTGGAATTAAATTACAAAATCTAATAATTTTAGCAACGTCATATTTTAAGACATTTGTAATTGACAATCTAACCCAGGTACATGTAGACTTAATAATTTTAAAAGTATTTTTAATACTAAGACCATTAGTTATTAAACCTATTTTAGATGGTATATAAAACATCAATTCTTCAAAATTAGGGTGAATAGTAGGTTCTCCACCACCAGTTACAGTTACTCCTACAGTACCTAATTTATGAAAATGATCTATTATATCTTTAAGTTCTTGGATCGAAAATTCTAAACTACGGTCCACATCTTTACAAGAACACCATGAACAATTTGCATTGCACTTGTATGTTGGCATTAATTGTAGGTGCAAAGGCTTTAATATTGTTAAATCATGGTGTAATAATTTCCAAGGTACAGCATTAGCTGATGTATAACTTTCTTTAAGCATTTAAAACACCCCAATCTTTACCCACATTGCGTTGTATAGTACCCAAACGTTCTCTATATAACTTACCATTGGCTTTATAATCTGATTTTTTGTGCCCTAGATAAACTCGTTTATGATAAAGATGAAGACACCTCATATTAGTTTGATATAATTGACACCCATTATCTAGTAGTCTATGTGACAAGTCAGTATCTTCAAAACCTCTACCAATAAAATCCTCATCATATCCACCTATATCCATAAAGTCTGATCGACGTAATCCCCATAACCATGGTAAAATAGGACTTAAAAGTTCTAAATTCTCATTATAAATATTTACACCATCAGCACAATCTTGACAGTTAACAGTGGCTATAATTTTAGTGTCTATCACTTTAAACATAGCTGTTAGACAATCATCAATATGATATGTTTCAGGATTACTAAAAAATATAATTTCTGAATCAATTTGTTTAACACCTATATTAAAAGCAAATCCAGGTACTCTCCATAATCTTGATTTTTTAGTCATAAGATAATCAGCATTAAACTGTTTACATATATCTTTAGTCTCATCATTAGCATTTTCATCTAAAATCAAAATGTGTATATCTGAGTATCTACGTATTGATTTTAAACCTTTAATTAATAAATTATTTCTATTAAAAGTTGGTATTAGTAATGTGGCTTTCAAACTATTTTCCTATCTAACGTATTATACATTAATAATTCCTTTAACCTTTAAGTCTACCAAGTTTACCCTTATAGGATATAATATTAGAGTATCCTAAATGTTCGAGTATAGTTAATCTATGATAACCATCTAAAAATTGATTAGTTTCATAAAATTTTATTGGCACTTTCATACCATCTTTTTTAATGTCTAAATATAACAATCTCCACTTCTCTGCATAAACTATTGCAACATCTTTTTCAAATCTTGATTGTGTGGGGTTTCTATTTTGTAGGTAATCAACATAAGAATTATTTAAATAATCACCATTTTTATCAATACAATATGTGCAAATATGCTTAGTATTTTCATTTTTCAAATACACCTAAAAAATAGAAACTAAATCGTTTTTTCATAATATGTTTAATTTTAATAAAATCAAATATCTCTTTGTTAATAAATAAATGCTCTGGGTGTGGTCTTTTTCTTCTTGGATGAGCTATAAACCACCTACCACCTGGTTTCAAAATTCTTTCACATTCTTCAAAACTTTGTACTAATTGATGAGTTGATGTGGCATGGTCAAAAGCTTCTAAAGAAAAAATACAATTTACTGATTCATTTTCAAATGGTAAACTATCAAAATTACCTTGGATAGGTGTTACTCCTGGTAGCATTTTATATAATTTTGAAAAATCATCCATAAGGAAATCATAAGCTATTTTCTTTTTACCGTCTTTTAAAGCTAAAAATATACCCCCATAAGGACCACTAGCTATATCAACAATAACATCATTAGGGTTTGGTTTTAATTTTTCATACTCTAAAGCTTTTAATAGATTTTTTTGACTTAATATATGCTCTTTTTTATCATAAGTAGTCCAATGTACATGTGCAAATTCTGGGTTCCAATCACTTGTTTGTTGTCTTATATCTTTCATTAAACTATCCTTTGACTACCATCAGTTTTACCAATCCAAGAAGGGTTAGGACATTTTGTACTCTTAGACATTTTTAATTCTTTCTGAAATTTCCTATAATTATTAAATCTATTACCACGATGTGCTGACCAAATGTAAGAACCTCTCTTAAATTTTCCATCCATATATCCTTCTGAAATATTTATAAATTTTAAAGTATCTTTATATTTCATATAAGATAAATACAATTGCCGTTGATCATCATAATAAACAACATAACCTTTATCCCACATCATATTATAATGATTTAAAAAATCACTTATATCTGAATTACAATCAGTGCAATTAACACCTATGATACCATTAGATATTTGAGGGGGTTCTTGCTTTAAATGATCATCATTGATAATTAAACAAACATCACCAATTTTAATTTGTTCTTTGAGTTGATCGAGATTCTTTAAAAAAAGAACATCAGCGTTCATTACAAATATAAAATCATCTAATTGTTGCTCATAAACTTCAAGAAGAACTTTTGACACTCTGCACTGCATTTGCCTACGCCAAATTGTATTGGGCATAGGAGCAATTTCATGATTTTTAATTATAACTTGTGGGTGTATTTTATTTAATCTTTTTATTTGACGTTGGGACAAACAAGCACCTGAAATATAAACTTTTTCATCCGGCATAACTTTCTTTAATGAGATAAGAAATAATTCACCCCATTCAACATAATTATAATCTAAATGTGTGACTATCATTATTTAAAATCTCCAAAAATAACATAACCTTTGCAACCTAAAGTATCTATACCTTTGACATATTGGAACATTGCACTTTGCTCAATATTAATATATTTTTCTATTAGTGGATTAATTTTAGTGTGACTCACATTATCTTTATTTCTACCGTCATAACTAATTAAAATCTTACCATTGGGTTTTAAAATTCTTTTAAATTCTGACAAAGCTTTATCATGATTTATTCTTGAATATTGGATAGCCCAACCACTAAAAATAAAGTCTATACTATTGGTCAGCAGTGAAAGATTTTCCATATTTTCACATAAAAATTCTACATTTTTACCTACATAGGCGGATAAAATAACACTTCTAAATTGCTCATCTTTATCAATACAATACATTTTATCGAAACCAAAATAACTACCATATCTATTACCCCCGGTCATCTCATATTCACCCAACACTTCACTATCTATATCAGTAGCACAACCTATATTAGCAACTACAGGAAAGTGTCTACCACGTAATAAGTCATGTATAAAATGATTAGATCTTATTCTAACTCTTAACCTGTTCATAATACTCCTGAACTTTCTTGTGACCCCAATGTAAAATTATTGGATTTTCAATCCCAATATTTTCTTTACAAACACACCATTGCGGTGCTAAAGTGTATAGTGGAATACATGCTTCTTTTTCAGCAAACCATAAAGACATTGTACCACGAGTTGGTTTTTCAATAATTTGTTTACAGAAACTATCAATAAAATTTTGACACTTATTCTTATAATAAATTAATGGCGACGTATTATGTGCTGTAGCGTTTGTAAATTTTGTTTCATGTTTTTGTGAATTTCTGCCTATTAAATCATCTTTACCTACTAGTAATCTAGGACTTATAGGAGCACAAATTTTAAATTTCTCTGCTAAATCAAAACCTTGTGACCAATTATCATTCACAATACGCATGTCATCATCAAGGTAGAAAATAAGATCTTCTGTTAATTGTTCAGAACCTTTAAGTCGCCAGTAATTAGATGCAGTCCAATTCTTATATGTACCTTGAAAAAAATTATCAACAACAATAGTTTTAGCTTCAGGGTGGGAGTTTTCCTCAAGGTCAGAAAATATATAGATTGGTAAATCTGTATATTTTCTAATGTTAATTATAAAAGATTTTAAATTTCTAATACCAAAAGCTGTTGTTATTATACATCTTTGCATTAAATCAAGTTCTTATAATATGTTAAAACTTCCAAATGACCAGCATGTAAGATTATGGGATTTTCTATCCCAATATCTGACTCACAAACACACCATTGTGGTGCTAAAGTGTAAATATTGTATTGAGTTACCTTTTGTGCAAACCACAAAGCCATAGGTCCTCTACAAGGGTTCTTGAGAAATAGTTCACAATACTCTTTTATAAATACTAAATCTTTTTTATATATCAGAGGTGACATATTATGGATAGTAGCACATGGAAATCGTTTTTCGTGGTATTGTACATCTTGTCCTTTTAAATCATCTTTATACACTAACAATCTAGGACTTATTGGAATACAAAGGTTAAATTTTTCTGCTAGATCAAAACCTTGTACCCAATCATCATTTACAATACGCATGTCATCATCAAGATAAAAAATAAGATCTTCTTCAAGTTGTTCAGAACCTTTAAATCGCCAGTAATCAGAAGCTCTGTAATTTCTATGTATACCATAAAATTGATTATGAACAATGATAGTTTTAGCTTCAGGATGACTGTTAGCATCTATATCAGAAAATATATAAATCGGTAAACCAGAATATTTTCTAATGTTAGTAATTAAAGGCTTAACATCACGAGGACCATAAGCTGTTGTTACAAAGCATTTTTGCATTTTTGCCAATTCCATATTTCAGTTGGGTTATTACAAATTGCATCGGGCAGCCAACCTTCATAGATCAATAGTTTCAAGCGGCTTTTAAGATGTAAGACAATAGCTTTATTTTCAAGATAAGCTTCCTTCATTAGTTTTGCTGATTCTGTGCAATAATTATACTTCTCACCAACGTCCACAATTTTAAGGTCTATTTCATGACGATCAATCCAACAAGCATTAAGAAAATCTTGATCCACCATCCAATCATGACCATATTTATGTTTGCTTAGTTTTCTAAATGCTAACCATGATGGTCTATTAATTTGATTAAGTTCTTCTTGAATTAGTGATCTAGTTTTCTTAGAATTACATAAAAAGAAAATTCCACCATTAACTGGTTTCCGGTGTTTTCGTATCGTAATACCAAGATCAAAGTTGTTATTAAAAGCAGTGAAAGGATCAGCAAGAAAATACAAGTCAACATCAGCTACTAAAATCTGATCCCAATCTTTTAATGAACACATAAAATCATAAAGACATTCTATTTTACAAAGCATACGTCTGCCTGTAATTTGAGTGTCTTTAATTCTGTGACTATGTTCAAAATTATCGGTGTCAGAATACACATGAATCTCAGCATCAGAATATTTTTTTAATGTGTTAATAGCTGTTTCTATATTATCATTATTAGTGACCCGACTATAAAACATAAAACAATAATTCATAAATTTAATTTCCTTGCTGCTCTGCTAGCTTGAAAATGCTCAATGATTGGTGTTTTAACATCCATTAAATCAAAGATTTTACAATATTCCGGTGGTAGTTTATATTGTGTAATTTCAGCGTGATCTTTAATCATAGAATTAAACACTAAAGCAGATCTTCTAGATTCAATCTTACAACGGGTACGCCATTCTTTCATAAGTTCTATTGTATTAATATTTTTTCTAATAAAAAATGTACCCATTAAAGTTTCTTTATTTTTAAACAAATGATAAGCTATATCTTCTTGTATCTCATTAAAAATTTCTGGAAAACTATATACACGTGCATCAGCATCCAGACTTAATAGTGGCTCATCAAACTTTTCAAACATATCTAAAATAAACTGTGGCCTATACTTAGCACAAGCTTTCCAACTACCTAACCTGGAAATTTTGCGTATGGAAAATTTCATATCTAATTTTTTGAGGTCATCTATTAATAATTGCACTTGCTTACTATAAAGCTTATCATCAGTATAATAACACACAACTCTAAATTGCTGATCATCTCTTGGCATCATATCTCCCAAAAGTTGAAGCACTTGTATCAATAACACAATTATTAACTGCTTCAGTATAATTTATAGTTGGTAAAGATTCACTCAATCTTGTACCTTGAGCATCAAAAAGTTGAAGACCTACTTTTTTTAACTCTGGTTGAATATCTTTAAAAAATTTAAGCAGTTTACTAAATGATGTATTATTAGTTTTAACAGAGCCAGTACCTTTAATCTCAGAAAAACAGTAGGGTTGTCTAGGGTTCATTTCAAAATCTGCACCAATAATATATATTGTGCGGAATCCTAAGACATAGAGAATATGTATAGCAGCTAACATTGAGCAACGAGTATTACCACATTCTTTAGTTGTGTTCCAACCTATATCATCATCATTAAACCAACCATCAAGTTCTGCCCTAACATTTCGTTTAATGTATATAACGTTAGGGCTAGTGTGTACTAAATGAGTTGAACTATCATGATCATTAAAATATGGTTTACTAATATGCCTTAAATTCACAAATTTCATTATTTTAGGATCTTTAAAAATTGATGACATAAATTTTCTAGGGCTATCCATTGCCGTCCAAAAATTAGACCTAAATGAATGACCACCATTATTAATAGTCATAGTCATAACTCCAGGTTGATACAATAAATCAAGATTTAGTGTGTTACGGCTGGGGCCATTACATAATAGAAAGACTTTTTGGTCTTTCCAAAGATCTGTTAAATCGATTATTTCTACCTTATTTCGATAAAATTTCATTGATGTTATCCATAGATTGTCGGGACATTGGTTTAGTTTGTCTACACGGCCAGCTAATAAACAATATAAGTTAGCTCTTTTAATATAAGATTTAGTACAATCACCACAATTCATCATCACACTCGGCTTGTTTAAATAAACACTTAAGCATCATAAAACAATGACACTCTTTACAAAAGTAACCTGAACATTTTTTACAAATTCTTAGTCTTTTAAGATAAACTTGTACATTACTAAAAGGGTCTAAATTTAGTATAGCATGATACATAAACCTAAACAGTTGGTTTACGATAGTTATAATAATCACAATATATTTCCCAAGGCTCTTCAGTTGGAGCAACAGATGTTTTACGACCATTGTACTTACCATAATTAGGTGGACTAGCACTATCTTTTGTTCTCATTTTATAAGTATACAATCTCATTGGGTCTAAACTAAAATTATAATCACTGAGTACTCTGAGTTTGGTAACAGTAGGTATGTATTTTGCAGGTGTTTCATTTGAATCATAATTAAGCCTAACTTGAACAACAATAGCTGATGCATAAGTACAAACACCAACCCTCCATTTAGCATTAACATCATAAAGTTCTACAATATCACCCCATGCAATTTCAGAGTTTGTACAACTAAAATCTACTTGTGTGTCACTATAGAAAGCTTGTGAACTAACAGACAACCATGGACCAAAAAAGTGTTGTATTGGTAAATTAGCAGCCGTTACTGTTTGACTTTTTGATGTGGTAGCAGATTGGACAACATCATTTATAGTTGACGTATACCACACTGGTGGATTACCACCAACATCCTCACAACTTACTACTTCCATACTAGCTTTAAGTTCAAATCGTGAACCAGTATATTCCCAATAATACCAAGGTAATACTCGCCATGGCGGTGGATTGGGTATTGGTGGCCAAATATCGTCAAACGGATTTGTGGGTGGTTCTATAGCGTTCCATGTATCACGAGTCCATACATCTTCTGGTACAAGTTCCCAGTCAATTTCAAAAATAAAATGATCATTATTGGATACAGTGCAATTAAATATCTCTTGCATTAGACACTGTGTTGATGTGACAGTTCCCATACCACCAGCTAATGAACCTGTGTTTGTTGCACTAAAGTCCATAAATGGCCATTCTGGGATATATAACCTATAAAATTGTGAGCTACCTACTTCCATTCCAACGTAGGCATAATATTCTATTGGTGTATCAGTCGTATCTCCTGTCGCAAATCCATGATTAGTTGTAGCACCATGGGAGTCATTCCAAGCTCCCGTTCCTTCGGTATCCCAATACTTCAGCTTAATAAGTATTGATTCTGAATTTAGTGCCTCAGCAACATGCTGAGCGGCCCGCACCGCAGTTTGATATTCAAATGCTTGCGCCCAGGGCATCCAATATGGTGGCCAACCAAGACCAACATATTGCCCCACAGCATAAGAAAAATCGTGTGTATGCGATGGTGTATATGCAATCCAATATCCTCTTTGCTGTTTAGTATGTGATGGTGAATGCCATGCTCCTGTATAAATATGACTAAAATCAGCAGGAGGGGTATACGAATCCCAATCATCAGGATTAGATGGGAACATTGTTGTGAGGATTTTAGATGAATTATGATGTGCTGTAGGTTCTACAGGTGTTGATCCATTAAAATTATTTACAATAACCAATGAACGACTCTCTAGTCCAACATCATATTTCTGCCATTTTGCTAGCTTTAGAAGTTCATGCATCTCTTGGACTAATTCAACTTTTAAAGTATAAACATCATGTCTAGTGTAAGTATCATCATCTTCATCATGTTCATAAACTATCTCAATAGGATCATGACGCTGTGAAAGATGATGACTGCCTGACAGTTTAATGTTAGGAACATTAAGTCCACCACCATTAGATATATAATCTAAACCAGATTCATCAAGATTAACATTAACTTTAACATAGGTATAACCTAAAGCAAAAAAAGTTTGAGAAGTATCTGGTGGCACAGTATCTTGATACCAGACATCTATAACATCCACAGCGTCAGCAGAAACCATCCGTTTCCAACCACTGTGTGATAGAAAGACTACACCGCCCTTTAAGATATAATTTGTTTTATCACCGCTTATTTTAACTACACAATAGGCTGTCTCATATATAACCTTATCTGTATCTAATACTTTTATATGCCCTTTAGCTTTTCCAATATAATAAACATCATAAGACCACTCTGTGAAATATGTTATATGTAGTGCATTTTCAGTGAACCAATCACCATCTTGATACCAAGCATAATAAATACTAGTATCTGGGCTGGCAGCATGATTTTCTGTGTATCTACCAGCATAACCGGCTGTATCAACATAATCATCACCATCAGGTGGTGCACCTAACTCATAAGGACGCATATATTTACGTGAAACTCTACCCAAAGAATTTTGCCATGTTGGCCTCCAACATGCGACTGGTTTAGGTAGGGCTGTATCCACAGCATCTGTATCGGCAGGATTCCAACTAGAGGCATTAGCCCTAAGACTAACATTACCAATACCATAACTTCTGGCATCAGCACGACCTGCCACTGTGCCCCAGGCTGTATATGGTTTTGCGGTGTCGAAGTACCAATCATGCTTATAAGTATAACCTGACCCTACTGTATAGGAAGCTGATTGTTTATATGCTAACATTGCTTCAAAACCACTTTCATGATATCCAAGTAATGGGCTTTTAATATCAATAAGATTTTCCCAGGCTGAATTTTGTGAAGTCCAATTTTCGGAAGAATTCTTACAAAACAATTGATACTGTTCATAATTATTACCATAATTAGACCAGTCATTGCTTCCAGATGTACTTATTGGCAACCTAAGTGAAAGTGTGCTTAATATAGCTTCAATGTGGTTTTGATAACCGCCATACATTTTAGGATTCCACAAACCTTGAAAAAGTTCGGGTTCTGGATTTCCTGTTTGTCCATTTAATTTACCATGTTGACCACCATATCCAGCAGAATAATTACTTTGCCCAGAAGAAGAATGACCATATTGATTTGCGTACACTTGCTGACTCTGATGAAACTTTAATATTGAATCACCAGAAACTGCAATATTAGTGCGTGTCCATCCAGACCTAAAATCAAAAACAGGTCCAAGATAATCTGGGTCTGTTATTATTTTAGAATCAAATGGTATTTTTTCTTTATATTGCCAGTGTGGAATGTTAACATCATCAAGATAAACTATTGGCCTAAAATTTTCAATAGCTTCAACCTGTGTTGGTAAACTTTCACTAGCTGAAGCAAAATATTCATGTATTGCTGGGTCTTCATCACCATAAGTTGTAGTGTCTCTGGCACAACGCATAGCTTGACTATTAACATCACTATGATGATACTTATTATTACTAGCCCATAATGACCACCAACCTCTAGCAGATACCCATTGACTAGGTCCTGTATGATATATTCCAGGTGGTGATTTAGTTGGATCAGTAGATTGTTCTTCATCAACATCCTTATTATTTATCCAACGCTGTTTTATATCAGGTACAATGTAGTCTATACCATATCTAACAAGCTTACTACCACAACCCCATCTCAATTGATCAGAATCTGGATCAGCATCTATAACTGGTGTCCACAAATCTGCATCGTCCCAATCATCATAATGACCAGCACCGGGATTACAAAGTAACCACAGTCTTTTTCGTAAATCCTCAAAAAAATCTGCAGAAATTGGCCTTTGCTCAGTATCAGTACCAGCAATATAATCATCAAGCCAAGTCCAATCAGCTTTTTCCCAATCTAATTGTACATATGTTACCATGTAATACTCTCATTATCAGGTGTTGTTATAGTACCACCACCATAACCAATAATATCACTACCTGTGTCGATGCTTATGTTTTGACCACCATTGTTAAATTTGGCTTGACCTGTATTCCATACTTCACTGGTTGTATCAACACCGATTTCTTTAGCACCATCAGCATTAGTAGCACCAGACGCATCTAAAATACCACCATTCCAAACTTCAAATTTATCAACGATTGATGTAACCGCATCCTTAACCTGCCAATAGAATGTACCACCAAAAATACGTAGTAAAGCACAATCCATATCAGCTTCACCAGCATTATCTTCTGTACCCCAATAGAATGTACCACCTGTCATCAGTAATGGTGTATCTGTACTATTACTTAATGGGCTATCACAATAACAAGTACCAGCAAACATCCAAATCTCACCTGGGAGATCTGGGTCTTCATCAACATTAATACAACCTGTACCTATAGTAACTATGGCTGTTGAACCAATAATTTCCATTTTTGTAAAACAAGTATCATTTGATAATTGTAGTGCACCAGCTGCAACTTGTATTAAAGTCCAATCTGCTTTATAATCAGCAGTATTTGTATCACTGGAAATGATTAAAGCACCGGCTGTTGAACCTATGTTCACTATTAAACGTGTGCAAGCAGCTTCTGTACCAAGATTATCTGCTAATTCAATATAACCATAACCCGTTCCTTCATAGATAATTTTAGAGTCTGCACTATTGCTACAGCCTAATCCTATAGGTGTGCCTACAAGACCAAAAGCACCATCATAAGTACTATGCACATGGAGAGTTTCAAGATTAGGTTGGTCAGTGCTATCACCACCAGTGACAGCTTGATAAGTATTATCATCAACGTTAAAATATGCTCGACTATCAAAGTGTACAGTATCGCCATCTGCTGGCTTTATACAACCGACTCCAGTACTTACAAGCCGCCAATTACTGTTTGTATATGGAGAACCGTCATCAAAATCCCATTCACTATTCAAATCACCTGTTTGTTCAGTATCATCATTACCACCATTACCATGCCAATACATTTCTGTCATTAGTCACCTCACATGAAAACTGCTTGTACCTTAGTGTCAGCAACATTCCATCTTAAAGTGGAGGCTGACGGTGAACCTGCATAAGTTATTGTTTGAAGAAAATAATACACACCATCTTCTAAAATGATAGGTACTGTATCACCACGTTCATACCACGGAAAACAATCTCTAAGATCACTATCGCCCATGCCTATAGCTTTTGAAATTATTACTTCATCTGTTAAAGCCCAAATTAATGATACATTAGCTGCAATAGGTGCTTTGCCCACAATATCATTGTTGGGATGATCAACCCAATTAGTTGCTGTATAAATATCACCATTATATGTGCAAGTAGCACCTGCTGCATAATCTGTTGTTGATGACCAGTCATCAGGCTCTGATGCTATTCTTACAGTATACCAACTTTTACCAGTAGGCATTGTTGAACTTAATGGATCTGGTGCTGTGATCGGGCGAATCACTTCACACCACAATATTTCAGTTGCGGTAGTTGTTGGTTCTTCTGGTTCGGTTTCGGTATCTGGAAGTTCAGTTAGTGTTACTTCCTCAGTATCTTCTTCATGTGTGGGGGAGTGATCAGTTCCTGAACTTGTGGCAGTACCATCTTGTAGTTGATCAACAACATAATCTTTTGTTGCTAATCCTGTTGTTAAATCATCAGACACTGCCGACAGTGTGGCATAAGCATAACCACTGGCTGTAACAGTACCAGCCTCAATAGGTAACCAAGCTTCAATAGAAATTTTACCTGTAAGGGTATCATGACTAATGTCTCTTATCATACAAATTATTGAGTCAGTACCCAGGAGATCATCTGTTAAGTCTAAAGTGAAGTGGTCAAAAATTTCTAATGGTAGTGCATTTAAATATGTTCTAAAATTTATAATACGCCATGATCTAGAGAATCTTCCTAACCAAAAATTAGACATCTCTTGAACAAGAGCTTGACTATTATGCGTCCACCAAGTTTCTTGCAAAGGAATTTGACCATATGTATCTGTATTAAATTCAGTAATTAATTTACTTGGTTCTTTAGAATAGTCTAAATAATACTCAACCTCTAACCTAGTTAATATGTCTAAATAATTAGTTTGTGATATTTCAATTGAATCTATATCTATAACAGTATCATCTAATGTAACATCTTGTGTTTCATCGGGTTCATCAAAAAGTGCTCTTATATAAATAGTATCATAATCTATAACTAACGCACAACCTGATTGATAAGCTATCTCTCTGCAAACTTCAAGGGCATTACGCTTTTCATTAATGACAAAGTTTATTTCTTGATTTGTTATTAAAGCAGAAACATCACCAAAGGTATCAGTGTCAATATTTATTTCGGTATAATTATCAATAATGTATTCTATAGCGTCAGTAGCATCACCTGATTCTTGACAAACCATTGAAACATAAATACCAGAATCTTCCCAACCTTCTTGATCATAAAAAGATAAAGCATAATCTAATGTTATTAAAACGCAAGATGTTGGTTTAGTTAATTCTGTTGGCTCATCAAATGATGATGCAAAATCATCACTAGGATCATATGTTTTATCTATAGTGTAATAAGATGAAGGGATAGGTGCTAGAAAACGTTTACCATTAACAGTGCGATAAGCTGAAACACCAACAACATCAGTACTACTGCCCCCTGCTATGTTGGCAATATATTTTATATTAGCATCATGACTATCAATATATATCGTTGAACCTGAATCTATAGTTTGATCTGTATTTATTACAATTTTATATGTAGTCAACATATATTCATAGTCGCGACCTATATTACTTGAACCCCAATCAGAAACACCAACAATTGATGTTGCATCAAGTGTAGATTCAGAGCCTAGTAAATCTGGCCAAGCATACTTGAAATAGCATCTAGTGCCTTTTTGAGCTATACATTTGTTGACCCAAGGTAAATCTTGATAAGTCATTTTACACCAGTGACCAACTAATCTAACACCATTAGCATAAGATGTTGAATCTAGCCACAAGTAGTGATAACTACCATAACCTGGATCATCAGAATCTCTAGCACCGAGGGTTACACTGGTAAATTTAGGTAACACAGTGCTAGAAAGTGTTAAATCATCATTGCTGAATGATCCTGTAAAATCAAGACCATCAATAACTAAATCAAGTTGTGTGCTTTGTGGAAAGTATCTACCATTAGTCACACTGATTGTAGGATATCCAACACTAGCTAAATCAATAGGCTCTTGAAGAGTACCTTTAAGTAAACCTGAAATTTGAAGTGCAGGAACATTAACAACTTTACCAAAACAAAGTGGCCAAACTTGATCATCAAAATCAGGTGTGGTATAATCAAATTGTAGATGAGTTGTTGAGAAACCTACTTCAGATTCATCTAATTTAGTTTCAACAGAAAAAGAAATTGTTCTTTCATCTTCAGACCACGTAATAGGTGATTTAATATCACCTTTAAGAATTTCTATTGTATCTGAAATACTTGTGTAACCTTGATATAAAGTACAAGGTATATTGTAAAAAGACTCATCCTGTAATTTATCAAGAAAAGTAATATAATCAGTTTCAGTATCTTCAGTGTCAATTAATTTTACTGAGAAACTATTGGTATGTGCCTGATTTATAGAATCTAATCTTGAAGATATTGCACCTATCTGTAAAATTGTACCAATAGCATTAGCGGCTGAGGAACCATCACCATCACCCAATGATTTATCAGCATAAAATAAAGTACCAGCATCCCATTCAATTTTTAAAATATTAATGGGTTCTGTACCATAATTAGTTGTAGAAAGAGTTTCTAAATCGGTTGGTAGTGTTCTCATGCTGGCACTCCTTCAAACTCTAAAGTTATCTCATAACCTTCTGTTTGATAAAGTGTATCACATTTCCGATACTTAGCTGTCATTTCAAAAGGATTAGTTAACAGTCTTACATCAGTCCAAACATTATCATCCCAATCTGTTATGTCTATTTCTTGGTGCATGGCTGTTTTTAATGTGTCAAAAAGATCTTTAAGATCTTCATAAGCATTATAACCTAAAGTAAAATGGATGGTTTCCAATGTTGATGTTCTTTTGTATACTTGTATTGTCGAACCATCCCTAGCGTGATGAATAATAGGTTCTTGAGTGTTAGATCGTTGCTCATTACCCCAATCCGGATTTTTTAATGTAACTCCATTTATTATCATAATGCACCCTCTAAATACAATACACCTTCAAAGTCAACAGAAAATCCCCATTTATCTGTACCATGTTGCACTAAAGGATTATTTGGCGTAGTTATAAGGCCACGCCAAATATCACCTCTTTGATCTGTGTAATCAACTTGATATCCAACACAAGCTTTAAGAAAAGCTAAAACAATGTCTTTAGTAGCATAACCATCTAGTGGACTATTATCTTCATAAATATTATTAAACGTTAAATTTTGATAATAATATTCTTTGCCACCTGTAAGAGCATGTAAACGCCCTCCACGGCTTCTAGCCATTTTACCTTGACCTTGCATCCTAATACTATTCCCTAAAAGTGGTGGTTTTAAGGTTAAAATATTTGCAGAAAATCCTATTGGGTGGAACTGGACATAATTGGCCTGTTCAACGCCCCAGCCCCAACCTAACAACCAAGAAAATATATCAGGATAACCCATTTTAATGCCTCATCATTCCATGTCTTAATTCTGATTTTAAAGCATATGCTATATCACGAGCCGTCATTCTGCTTGTATCACCACCACTAACATTGACGTTAATATCACCAATATTTGTGCTATTGTTACTAGTATATGGATCATGGTGTCCATAATTCATAGGGACTAAGCGTCCGAACATTTGTTGTGTGGCAGCCTTATTAACGACAAATTCACCTGGCGTTAGCATAGCTGGTACTATATCAGTACTTTTTGGTACAAACATACCAGCACTAGCATGTATTATACCGCCTTTAGATTTGGTTGCCCCTTGAGACTCTATTTTAGCTTTATAAGCATTTAACCAAGCATCAAAGTCCTTTAAAAATTGCAAAAAAGCTTGAGCTTTTTCTGGTACAGATTCAAAATAGCTGGTCATTAACTGTTTCCATTTAATATGTTGAATTTCATATCGTGTTGCTAATTCTTCTTCATTTTGTGCCGCTGTTTTAGCTAATTTTTGAGCTTCTATTATTTTTTCTTTGTAGTTAATTAATTTTTTAGCATTTTGAATCATAACATCGAAACCATGAGCTTCAAGTAAATTTTCAGATCCGCCCAGTTGTATTCTAGATGTTCTTAATTCAATTAAATTTCTTATGTAATTTGAATTACTCAATTCCTCTAAGGCTAAATCAACTGCTTCTTCAGATGTAGCTAAAAGCAATTGGGCCATAGCCAGTTTAGCTGGTTCAAAATCTTCTGAACTCAGTGTTTTAAGAACAATACGTCTAACATCTGGGTCAATTTCTAATTCCATTAACTCATTTAGTGGTATTATAGCTCCAAGTGCTTCTTTACTTGCTAATCGCCTGTTATCATTTGCCCAGAATTTTGAAATTGTCATCTTAGCTATATCTTGTTGAACTTGATTTTGAAGTTCAGTGCCTTTTGTTATTACATCAGTTAAATTTGATTGTGCTTCAACAGTTATACTGTTGAATTCTTTCATCATTTGTGTTATAGTTGTAAAAAAAGTTTCAATTAATTTTATGGTTGGTTTTAATTGATCTTCTTCTAATTTTTTAGGTCCTAATATTTCTTCTTTGTTACGAATAGCCATTATATTGGCTAAGGCGTCTGGTTTATTTGAATCTATTATCTTAAATAGATCTGGCACTCCTAGCATTGCAGTCTGTAAGGCTAAAGTTATATTATCTTTTAATTTGTCAAATTTTAACTTGCCTAACTCTTCTTGGAATTTTAAAGGTGCTTCTGATACAAAGAAATCCCTAAGCAATTTCATATTATCAATAGCTGTTTCATTTGCTTTTATTAATTGTTTAAGATTTTCTTGATCTTTCTTATAGAGTTCAGTTAATTTCTTTTGTGCTGCTTCAAGACCTAAAATTTGATTGCTAAAATCAGCAACTTCCTCTGGTCTATTAGCAATAGGCTCAATTAAATTTTTTCTATCTTTAAGTTCTTTTATTTCTAATTTATTTTTTTCTTTTCGTCTATTAAGACTTTTTAAATCTGCTTCACTACTTTTCTTTGTTTTTTCTATTATATCAGCTTGAATTTGGTTCTTTTGTATATTTAAATCTTTGAGTCTTTTCTCAATTTTTATTATTTCTTCTTCAGCTTTTTCTTTTTCTTTATTTTTACTTTCTACACTTTTTTGTATATCAGTCGTTACTTGATCAGTTAACCTTTTGAATCTAGTATTAAGTTCCTCAGCCTTCTTAGAATCAACTGACGCTAACAACTTAATTTCCAACTCAGCAAGACGTTTTGCTCTTTGCTCTATTTTCTCTTGACCACTTAATTTTTTATCCTGAATTTTGGCTATTAAGTCAACTGAACTGGTAGTTGATTTTCTGATTTTATCATCTAACTTTTCTATATCTTTAATAAAATCTTGAATCTCATCTCTGGCTTGTTTAACTACTTGTGCCATTAACTGTATAACATCAGTCATAACTGAACCAGTTGTATCTTGTAGATTTTTTATATCATTTTCTACTAATTCAATTTGCTCTTTAAGGTCTGTATAATATAAGTTTAAATCACCAACGCTAGCAGCAATAGCTTGTTGCATTTGTCTTGAAGCTTCTTTTAATCTATTTACTGATGCTGTTATATCTTCCAAAGCTATTTTTGCTCTTTGAGCTTGAATAAATTCAGCCCCCATATCTCTTATAGCTTGATTTACAGCTTCAATCTCTGCGTGAGCATTCATTACACTAACAATTACATACGTTACCATTGCCGTGTAAAAAGTCATAGCACCGGCTCGCCAATTTAAAATGGATGAACCAGCTCGACTGAAGTGTGTCTTTAGAGATATAGCTATTTTTTCTAACCCCTTAAAAGCTATATATAAAGAACCTCCCACCATCAAATATTTAGCTAATGATTCAACAATTCTAACTATTCCAGACACCTCTGTTGTAACACCTTGTGCATTTACTCTTGTCGTATTAAATCCAGACGACAATTTCATTATACTTTCAACAAAACCAGAAGCAAATTTACTAACAAACATATTCTTCATCTGATTCATGGTTTTAGTTAACTTTTCACCAGATGTTTGAAACTGTATCATTCTTGCAACATCATATGCTTTATCAGCAGATTCACCCATTTTATCTAAATTATCAGTGTACCTATCCAATTGGTTAATAAGAGCAGACATACCCATTGTAGGTCTTATGCGACCAAATAATTGAGCTAACTCTGTGTTTGTACCTTTAGTTTCCTCATAAAGTATTTTAAATGCGTCAGCTAAACCATAAACTTGTATCAGCTGCTCACCACTAGTTATGCCGAGTTTATCAAACAGTTCTTTCATTTTGTCAGTTGGTTTGGCTAACTTCATCATAATACCACGCAAAAGTGTTTGAGCTTCAGTGGCTTTAACACCCTGTATAGTGATGGTAGCTAACATTGCACCTAATTCTTCTAGGCTAACACCTAACTGAGAAGATACAACAGCTGAACGTCCTAGTGTATTGGCTAAATCTTTAGATTGTACGCGACCCAACTCAATAGTACGGAATAAAATAGCGGCTACACGTTCGACATCATGAGCTTCATACCCAAAAGCATTGATTGCTGCTGTTAATAAATTAACTGACTCCATAGCCGTTGACCTGGTTATTTTAGCAAAAGCAAAAGCTGATTCTCCAAATCTTTCAACCTCTTGTCTACTACTTGCAACCTGATTTGAAAGAATTTGATATGCAGCTGCGGCAGCATCAACTAAATCCACAGCCCAAGCATTAGAAAGTCTAATTAGGGAATCTGCCCATTGATTTACTGTGGATCCAGCCTTTTGTGAAATGGTTTTAATCTCAGAGATTGCTGAATGGAATTCTTTCAGTGTTTGAATACCTTCACTAACTTTAGCCAGTAAAGCATATAATGCTCGTCTAATTAAAAAGAATGCAGCAACACGTTCTAGCTGACGGAGCATTAATTTAAGACCACTAAGAGATTTCTTAAGTCCCTCTGTATTTTGTACAGTCTTTTTTAACTGTTTCTCCATAGACATGAAGTTGCGTGTAGCTTTTCTTGTAGAGTTACTAACCTCTTTTACACCATGGTCTTGCTTTTGAAGCGTGAAAGTTAATTTCTCACCAATAGCGTTCATAGCTGTCATTTGATGAACAGCCACTGACACCATCTTATTGTTTTCACCTAATACTTTAATATTCTTGTTGACAACTTGAGTAAATTTTGCACCAACTAGACCATATTTTTTTTCCAATTTGTCAAGATGTTTAGCTGCACTTACAGCCTGGGAGGCGTCAAACCCCATAGAGATTAAATTTTCTTGATTTGTCGCCATTTATTTGTACCTCGGAGAGTGGTAAAATCTACTGGAAATTTTAAAATATTTACCCATATTTGGTTTACGTCGTTTTAACTCTGCAATCATCACTTCTTTACCTGCATCCCCCGCTATTTTAAAAGCTCGCCAAGGAGCACTACTTCTTAGATGAATACCCCACCTACTTGGGTCAATTTGATCATTAATATTAAAATGTTTCACACCTGATTTAAAATAGAAATAATATAGACCACCTTTTTCTCTAAATTCTGCTACTGTATTTTTCTTACCTTCTCTAACTCTGCTCTTTAATTTATTGCCTCTATTATCTGTTGTTGGGCTAACAGACCAATGCATACCTACAGCTTGGCCCGCGACTAACAATGAGCCGTGGGCCATACCTGTATATACTGGAACAATTTCTTTGGCTTTACGAACAAAGACTTTAGCACCTTCTTTAACAGACATATGTACAGCTTTCTTCAAAGATGCACTAAATCCTTTTTTATCAAAATTTATCTTTCTGAATTTAAATGTCATTGAAACTAATGGCGGTGCAATCATAGTTTTAGTCCTGCCAATTGTATTTCTTCGTAATCTCGTATTTGGTTATAAGCAATGAGTTTACATTGTGCCCAAACACCACAATCGTCCCAGGAATCTTTAACACCTGGAGGTTTCATACTAAAACGTTCACAAATTCGCCAAATAGTATAGTCTAATGTGCGGCCATCGGGGAGCTTTCGTTTTGTTGTCCCTCCGACCTCGTAACTAAAAAACGGGTTCTAGCTTCCTGAATACGTTCTTCATTAAGGCCATGAGCATCCATAACACCTTTAATAAGTTGCAAAATTTGATATGCACTGAATCCACTGTCTGTAAGTTCTTTTCTATAGAGAATAAAAGTTTCTGGATTTGTAAAATCAACAGACTCCCAAGTAAGACCTTCTGTAGCTAATAGAGATTTTGCTACTAACCAATCAATCTTTTGGCCAGAATATTTGTCCATTTTTTCTAAGTATTTTGGATCATTTAAAAGGGGAATAGAAATCTTCTCACCTTTACGTATCTTACTAGGTGGTGTAGGTTCTGGACATATTAAATCAAATTCATCCATATCAGCAATACAATTTGCTTGAAAAATTATTGTTTCTTCACCCCTAATAACTGGGATTATAGTAACATTTGGTCCATTTAAATCAATGCCAGCAATTTTCATTATAAACTCCGTGCTTTGGGTTAGTTAAGCCAACAAAATTAAGTAATCGTACTAGTAGTAGCAATTGTAGCACCACTGATATTACATTTACCTGTACAGCTAATAGTTCCTGCACTCAAATCATAAGATAGTTCTTCATACCTAAAGTCAGCCAAGGTGATAGTTTCCTCACCCGCACATATTGCGTCGCTGACAACAAGTTCAATATCACAAGCATATGGTTCACAGGTACCACCTGTGGTTGTATAACCAGTTACACCTTTTAAAATATCAATTATTGAGTCTAAGTCAGTTGTCATAGTATCCGATGAAATCCAATCCCAAACAAAATCAAAACTAACATCAACTGGCTCTTCATCACCTAAACGAACAGTATCAATAACACCACGATCACGAATATATTCCACAGTTCTGTGTTCAGTAAAGGTAAAATTACCTGAACCAATTTTCACAACAACTTCTTCTGGTGCAGCAGTACCGTCGCTTATAGTGATAACGGCATCTCTAAGACCACGTTGTCCCATTATTAACTCCTAAACTGTCATTTGAAAATGACCTTCAACTGTTGCCTGTAACAAAGTCAAACCTGGTTCAATTTGACCCATATTACTTACTTTAATTTTACCTCGTAACTTATCATAAGGCTCTAATACAAAACAGCCTACCGTAGATTCATCATCCTCAGTATCTTCACCATACTTAAAGATTTCAAAATTTTGAAAAGCTAAAGAAGCTTTACCAATATTAATGTGATGTCTAGCAGGTGCTGTTAAATCCATGTGTGTTGCAACTAATAAATTAATTTCACTTTCAATGACATAACAATCTTTTGACACTTCTGAAATATCAGGGCCATCAATACGGATTTCAATCCAATCATCTTTATCTTTTGTGTCTCTTTCAGTGCCTTCAACAAATACATCAATATCCGTTATGGAATCAGTAAAATGTTTGGCTGCTGATAAGAAAACCCATTTTGGCATATCTTCTTTAAGACTCATTATTTTGACCCTCTATTTTAGAAGCGACCAAATATACGGCATTACTTTCTTCAAACTCATTGAACTCTCGAACACGATAATCTGATCCATCAAATCTTATCCTAGTGTCCAAATCTATTCCAAAAGTACCGATATCCTTGTTATCTATAATCATATCTCTTTGTGTAATATCATAAAAGCCACCATAAGTAAAATTCTTATTAGCTGCCAAGAATGTAATATCATAGTTAAATTTGCGTGTTGCTCTACCGGGTAAAATAACCGCTCTTTTTATAGATTTTGTCGATGTTGTTCTACCAGAAACAGTGCCATCTGTCCAATCTACGGTTCCCTGTGTAGTTGTTTTATACAGTGTTATGGGTTGACCATATTGTCTTTTAAGGCTGCGTATTACTGATTTTACAAATCGATAAACCATTATTTACTCTCTTAAAATTACTTTAACGTCCTTATCTGTTAAAATTGAATCTCTTTCTAAGTGCTTTTCTATTGCTTTTTGCGTCACATCAATTTTTTGAATATTACGATCTATATTACGTTGTAATCGCCAAAATTTGTCATTAGCTTCTAAAATATGTTCATTCGTAGTTTTATTGGAAGTTGTTATAAAATCTTCTAATTTCACAACTGTAGTTAATATTTTATCATTTTGTTGAGTATATAGAAAAGCTGCTGATGACAAAACAGCAGTCAATAAAACACCTAAAGTTATCTTTATATTACTGTTCCATGTCATGTTATCCTACCTTGTATTACACAACTAAATGTCTCAAAGCTAAAACCTTTATATACAATTAAAGCTTTATTTTTTTCTAATACAATATTTAATTTTAGATTTAAATGTTTGGAAAGATTTAAATTTTGATATGTGAGGATTTCTCTTTCAAAAGTACCATCATTTAAACCTGAACCAATAATAATATTACCGCTGGTAACATTAAAATTACATTTGTTATAATGTACCTTTTATTTGGTAATTGTGTTAATAATACACGTTTTGTGTCGGATGCGAAAACATCACTGACTATAAAACTTTTAGATCCTGTAGAAGTGTAAATCATGTTTAGACTCCTACTTAATATCACCTTGGATACAAAAAGTTATAACGTCATTAGCTGAGCCAGTTATTACAATAGATTTATTTGCACCTAATCTCATTTTTTTAACAAAATCAATGTTAAAAGGACCAGTACCAGTAGTAAAAGTCAAAAGTGATTTACTAGCTGTTGCACCCGTACCCTCACTTATTGTGACAGTTTGAGCAGCAGAATCAATTGATATACTTTTGATCTCATATCTTTTACTAGCAATTTGATTCATAACAGCAATTGCAGGGGAACAATCCTCTGAGCTATTTACAATAAAACTATTAGAGCCTGTATAGTTTAGATTCATTAGAATCTCCTAAAAATGTCAGCTAGGGGCCGAAGCCCCTAGCACAACAGGCCATACTAACCCAACAGCACAGCACCGAGATCGGAATCAAGCACCTTGACACCGCAAAGCAGATCCACAGTCACCAAGTGGCCCTGTTTATTGCCATCATAGGTGATAACAACACGAATACCGACACCATCATAATTCGCAACAGCTGCACGAGCACCAGTGCCATCAATAGGCTTGGCTAGTGGTCGCGATACAAGGGACATACAATTTCTATGGAAACCCCAAGAGTAGTTACCCGTGGGATAAAGTGATACCAGATAATTAGCAGCTAAAGCTGCATCCAAAGGACGATCTAAAAGAACCTCAGCATAACCACTAGAGCTATTCTGAACATCAATGATCGTATACTTGGCATCATCAGCAGTTGGTAACGTAGTACTAGTAGCAAGAGACACTTGCTGGCCAACCTTAGGATAGTTGGTCGTACCAATACCTGAAATATTAATATAATCATACGTAGCAACAGCTTCAGTAGTTTGAACAGTGGCACTCTCAAACACGGTAACAACTGCACCAGTTTCAGCAGCATCTCGCAATCCAGGTGTTATTGTACAAACATCTTCATTTGTTGATGTATCTGTAGCATCAACAATAGTGAGTACACGCTGAGGCGTCATATCACCAGCAACAAGAAGCATATCACCAGCAGAAACAGTTATAGTAGTACCTGCTAATGTAAGAGTTGTGGCACCAGCAGCATGTGCACCATAAAGTGCAGTAGCAGTACCTGTGTCGGCATTAACAAACTCAGACATACTTTGGCACATAAACATATCAAAGCCAAGTTTACGCCCAAGGTGAGCTTCACGGAGAGCCGTACCTTCGTCGCCAACCTTTTGTGCTTCTGTGAATGCCTCATCCTTTAGAACCGTACCTTCGGCAGCTGATCCAAAGATCAAATTGCGACCTTGCATAGGAACTTTATTGGCATTCATTTTGGATCGTAGGTCAATGATAGCTTCACGTGCATTTGAAGAGGACATCTCAGTACAGCCACCAGCATTATTGCCCATATACTGTACATGCTGACCAAGAACAATCTTATCTACAGTTTGTGCAATAGCTACAATAGCCGGATTCAAATACTCAACAACCAAACTCTTGAATGATTTTGATTCTTCACCATCTCTAATTAAGAAGGATACGTGAATATGTTGATTCAAAGGCACTGCAATATTAGTGGATGAAGCATCCTGAACAGTAACTTCGTCAGTGGTAGTTTTACGTTTACCAGTAAAGGCTGTAGGTTGTCTAGTATTAACAACATCACCAAATTGAGCAATTTCATCCTCAAAATCACGGTGTACCAAACTAGAGACAACCATATTTTCAATAAGAATGGCTACACTTTCATTAGCCCATACCTCTGGAATCCAAGCATCTAAACTATTAGCATAAATCGGAACAAAGTAATTAATCGAACGTTTCATTTTAAGCCTTTCCTAAACCCAAAGTTTTTCTCTGTTTCATGTAATTGTTGGTATCTTTAAGGTCACCAACCGCACCTGTACCTCGGGTTGTATTTTGAGCACCGAGTCCGCTCACCGCTGATCCTTTGAAAAGATTAGCGTATTTGGTCATAGTGGCCATACGTTTTACAGCTTCATTGGGATTTATGTCAAGTTCAATTTCTTTGTCAGCATCATCAACCCCAATGAACTTTGTTCTTGGCTCTAATTTTCCTGTTCGTTTGTTTTCTTCATCTAAAGAATCAACTAATCTAGTATTGTTTTTTAATAAAGCTACAATTTGCTCAGGTTGAAAAGCTTCATGTTCAACAGAAGCGTTAATGATTGAATTTTCAATAACCATAGTGGTATAACGATCACGCCAAACAACTGTTTCTTCATTAGCTGTTGTTAGCTTTGCTTCATATACTTTTTGCTTTTTAGATGATTCTTCAGTAGATAATTGTTCTTTTGTTTTGAATTCATTTTGCATATCTTGAATTTCTTGATTCAACCGATCAACTTCAGCACTTGATAGACTGCTATTATCACGGATGCCTTCAAGAGTCTTTATACGTTTGTCATAAGTCAATTTAAGCTTATTCTTTTCTTTTGCTAAAAAATCATTTACTTGCTTTTGAGTAAATTTTGTCTCATCAGCAGCAGCAGCAGCAGCAGCAGCTTCAGCTTCAGCAGCAGCAGCTTCAGCAGCAGCAGCAGCTTCAGCTTCAGCATCATCATAAACAGGAATAAACCAATTCTGGAAAATAAACATAATAAACCTCACCCTGCATTAAAATTGTATTATTGGGTAGCAGGTAAAATCCAATAACACACCCGCTTATGAAACGCGGTCAAATCTTAGTACATTAGATTGCCTTAAATATGGCGTCAATAAGTCCCAAGCTTCTGAGCTTGGAATACCTGCCGAAAGATGCGGCAGTACATGTTGATTAAAGGCTTGTTTAACAGAGCCATAGGCTTGGGAAATAAACCTAGCTTCTTCACGAACATCGTCAACATTAAAACCATCTAAAATTTTAGCTGCACACAAGCAGCAAGCATCTTGGATAGCTTGTGGGTACGCTGTATCATCATCTCTTGGAAATTCTAGATCTTGATCTTCATCGGTTTTATCACCAGCAAAATTTAATCTATCAATACTACTTGTAGACATATTTAAAGCTTGAGTTTTCTCAGTAGTTGTGTAATCTGTCCAATCGGAAATTCGATTAACGAAGTAATCAGCAGCCTCCTGTAAAGTTACATAGGCTGTAAGTGTTACTTCGTCCGGAGTAACTTCAATAGGTGCCCCAACTTGTCCATAAGTATCAATTAATACAGCTTGATCTTCCCAAATCTTTGGGCTAGTTTGATCAATGATTGTTATAACGATTCTAGTTGCTGTTAATTCAGCAGCTGTCAACGTGAGAGAATAAATACCATTACCTTCATGAACAAAAGCATTTGTGGCTGTAGCAAAATCTCCTTCGTCTAAAGAGATTTTTATATCACCAGCAGCATGTGCTGCTGTTAATATGAAATCAGAGCCACCAAATTCAATGAATGGAAACAGCACTTTGGTGGCTGTTGCGTATTTTCTTAGTTCTGCCATTATGCTGTACCTCTATTAAATCCACGACCTGCTTGATTGCTTGCTACTGAGAATGTTCCAGTAAATTCTGCACTAGCACCAAAGTCAACATCATCTTCAACTTGTGCTTCAGTTGGCACTACAAAAGTACCAGTAAACTCCGTACCTGCTGCACCAAAGGTTACGTCTTTTTCAACATCTGTTATTGCAACGGGTGCATAAGTACCAGTCACACCATTGGTGGTATCAGTAGTTCTCACGTTAGCAGGTTCTGGATAGTCACCAGATGAAGTTGCAGTAAACATACCGTTTGTTACCATTGCTACTATGTCAGCTTTTTCTATTGCCATTATACCACCGTTCTGTAAGGCGTAGCATCAGCAGGTGTTACTGTATACACAATTGAAGAGTCATCAAAGTCAAGATACTCATAATCACCTGGACTACCACCCTTATCACGAGCATCACCGACAGCATTTGTCAGTATCATTTTAACAGCATTAGCGAATGTAGTTGTACCGCCAGCTGTGTAACCAGTTGATGCTTTTAAAGCTGTTACGATTTCTGTTACAGCATCTGAGTGCATAGCTGCAGCAGTTATGACGTTGGCACCTAAAGCAGTGACAGTTACAGTATCACAAGCAGCATTTAAGCTTGTTTTCTTTAATGCACCAAAATCAATATTGTCTTCAGTAACCACGTTCGTACCAATTTGAGCAGTGCTAGTGCTAACAGCAGCACCTGCAATTTTCGTCATGTTAACAGC